CGTGGGAGCACCATGCTTAGTAGCTTTAAGCTGCTTGAGCATGGGCACAACAATGTGTGCAAGAGTATGATCCATTGACCAAGTGTCCCAGCTATCAACCCTAACATAAGTCTGCCGAGTCTTTTTACTATCTATCCACGACAAGAATTTGTGCAGCAAGGTATTGCTGCCGTCCTTGCGTTCACTAAGCCACTCGCCAAAGTTATGTACCCAACGCGGCTTGTCTAGGATACCATCTTCATCAGGTACTTTCTTAGCCCAAAAGCAAAGCAGTTCAGCTAGCTGATAGGGGCCAAACCAGTTGTTGTAAGGGCCAATAATTACTTTCACGTTAGTTCCTTATGCTTGTTCTCTGTCTAAGTCGATATATGCGGCTGGGTGCGTTACAATCTTTGTACTGGTAATCCGAATAGGACAATTAGAATTTGAGCATACATAGCCCATAGCGCTTTCAGCGATCATGCCACATACTTGACAGCCTTTTCGCCAAGTGCTAGGATTTACTGGCTGTACTGGTGGTATTAGTTTGTATACAAGTTGTCTTAATTCCATGATCTCCTGCTCCAGCTTGTAGAGTTTGGTTTCTAAATCTTGTTTAGCGTTTATCTCTGGTGGAGGCATACCTGCCCACATTTGTTCAAGATTACTTTTCACTGTCTAGCTCTCGCTGTGCTTCTGCACCTTTATGAAATGCTTCCTGCACCCAGTATTGTAGGGTGCTGCGGTCAACCTTATCCATGTCCAACATTTCGCCTAAAAATCCATTACGGTTGCGCTTGCTATCATAACTAGGAAACGGTTTGTGGTAAAACCACTCAATAAATTTTTTTTGCACAGGTATATTCACTACCAGCTCTCCACGTCAGTTATATCCACACTAGTATCACTAGTTTTACCAAAAAGTGAAAATTTTACTTTTACAACGGGGCCAATGCCTGTATGTTCTTCGTACAGCTCATATAACTCAACTTCTTGAAAGTGGTCTGCAATCTCAGCCAGTTGGTTAATCTGTTTCCTTGTTAGCTTCATATTATCTCCGCATTGCACTAATATCTTTGGCTTCTTGCTGGCTAAATATAGGCACAGCATTTGATTTGTGTAAGGTACCAATGCCAATGATATTGCCGCCGGTATAAATTGGACTAGCACGTTTAGCTCCTACACCCACGCCGCTGTCACGACTTGGAATATGTGGAGTTTCACGGCCTGGGGGTGGCTGCAGTTTGGGAATTTTATTGGTGCGATATTTTTTCATGTTGTACTTTGACTGAATAAAAGTATATTATATATTGTTTAACCATTTCCGTCAAGATTATTTTTACGCAATTGATGTTTTAATTGATTACCAAGCCAAGTAACAGCAGTTTGAAGATTTTGTACTTGTAGTCTTTGACCTGGCAACCATTCAGGTTTTAGTATTAAAGCCAACTCCTCATCCTTAGTAACATAAATAGGTTTAGTTGTTCCATCATCCCAAGTTAAGCGTCTAGCCTCAATAGTAACTGTTTCAGGGCCTGTAACAGAACCAACCGCTACTTTAGCTATAAAATCTGCTGTAACTGGACGTTTTATAGCTACTTTAAATTGGCCTTCGCGTTCTAATGTTTCTAATAACCAAAGCGGAAGATCTATAACAGTAATTGGTTCAAAATCAGTAGTATATAATATTATGTTCATTCAGATATCCTTGTATAGCTTAGTACATTACCAACTCCGTACTGTGCTTCACCTAACATTTTAGCATTATAATCGTTGTCTGCCCATACATAAGTATTTGCTGTTTGATATTCGTTAATACGAACCCAGAGTTGATATTTATACATTTTTTATCCTTTAAAGCTAACACTAGCCAATTTACAACTTATTAATAATTTTAACCATATCCAGCCTAGATCAAATTCCCACCATTTGTTACTTAATTTAGGACTAGCCGGTTGATTATGATGATTGTTATGTAATTCTTCCCCACCTATAAGTATACCCCAGGGAACAATATTTTTGCTAGTATCGCTAGTTTTATAGTTGCGATAACCATAATAATGACCAACACCATTAATAATTCCTGCTGCCCAAAAAGGAATCCATACCATTTGAGCCAGCCATATAACAATACCCCAACCATTAAACAACAAAACATTAAAAACCAATAGTAATAATATTCCATGAATTGAATACCTATTATAAAGGTTATGTTCTATCCAATCATCTGGAGTTCCAGACCCATATTGAACTATACTTTTTTTATCTAGTGTAGCTGCATCATATAAAAACGCTCCAGCAAATACAACACGCCATAAACCATAAATACGTGGAGAGTGAGGATCTAAGGATTCATCAACATATCTATGATGGCGTCTATGTACAGCTACCCATTCTTTAGTATTCATACTTGTAGTAAGCCATAACCAAAATCTCATAAAGTGGCTTAAGTATGGATGAAATACTATACCTCTATGTGCTAATCCTCGATGTAAAAAAAGAGTTACACAAATAATTGTTATATGAGTAGTTACTAATAAATATATAATTTCTATCACAACTTTTCTCCACAATGAGGACAACGCTGTGAACTTTTACGATGCTGTTTTAACACATCCTCGTAATCTTTTATGTCTTTAATTATTTGTTTAAGAGTCTTTCTACAGCGTTTGGGTTTGTCTTTGTCTAACTCAGCTTTAAGCCTTTTACGTAACATATGGACTCGTTGCTCAAACACACCTAAAAATCCACTTATTTCCATACTTTATCAATTTCTACGTTATAAACAGGTTTTGTTGTATCTGGAAGCGAATAGTACACATAAGAAGATTGTTTTATTTGTCCTTGATTGAACTCATTATTAATATCTAACTCTTGAGGTTTATTCCACAGTAGATTTCGTCCATACAATTGCTTTGCTTCTAAATTAGGATCTTGTTGTTTAAGCTCATTAATAAACTTAGTAATTTCAGAAACATAATTAGTTTGAATTTTTGGACTAATTATGTTTCGTATTTTAGAAAACAGTTCATACATAATGTTTTGTTTTAAAATCGGCAATAGCAGCTTTTATTGCATCCTCAGCTAATATACTACAATGAATTTTAACTGGTGGAAGTGCAAGTTCTTCTGCGATATGTGTATTTTTAATTGTAGACGCTTGATCTAGTGTTTTCCCTTTAACCCATTCAGTAATCAAACTACTACTAGCAATTGCACTACCACAGCCATATGTTTTAAACTTTGCGTCTGTAATAATATTATTTTCATCAACTTGTATTTGCAACTTCATAACATCACCACATGCAGGAGCTCCAACCATGCCAGTGCCTATTCTTTTTATTTCTTTGGCGAAACTACCTACATTGCGAGGATTTTCGTAGTGATCAATTACTTTTGCTGAATAACTCATTATTGCTTCACCCAAACTTCTTGAGAAATACCATTGATAATCATCAGTTCTCTTCGATAAGTTATGCCATCAATTACCATATATTGATTTGTAACTACTACTGATTGTGGTTGTTGAACGATAACAGGGTCAGGACGAGTAGCAGCATAAACTATAGTGCCACCTATTAAGGCAGGAACAATCCAACCATGATTATAATGCCAATGATGTACAGGAGGGGCCCAATGTCTGTGATGATGTCTATGATACGGACCTGCTATAGCCAGAGTGCTAAAACTGATAGCAAGAGCAGCTATGATTGTTTTCATATATTATTCCTTTTTATCTCCAGTTAATTGTAGCAAGCTTAAGAAAATATTTATGAAATCAAGGTACAACGTTAAAGCACCTACAACTTCTACATTTTTTTCATCACCATACATTATCATTTCACGAATTTTTTGTGTGTCATATGCAGTTAAAACCGTAAAAATGATGATAGCAAGTGTACTAATAACCATACCAAGAGGGCTACTACCAATAAATAAATTAGCAATGGAAGCAATAATAATAGCAATAACCCCAACAAACATAAACTTACCAATACTATCCAGACTTCTTTTAGTAAAGTAACCATAAAAACTCATTGTTCCAAATAATATACTTGCTCCAAAAAAAGCAGTAAATATGCTACTAAAATTATATACTGCAAATATAGTAGCAAAACTCATGCCCATAATAACAGCAAATCCTAGTAACATTAATTGTGCTAATTCTTTTGGTGGATTTTTATTTAGTGCAACTGATATACCTATAACAGCAATTATAGGTAAAAATATTACAACCCATTTTAACCAACCTGTAAATAAAAACATCATTAATGCTGGCACACTACTAATACTAAATGATACTAACATACTAACTAATACTGCTAAGCCCATATGTTTATAGACGCCCGCCATAGCAGTATTGATTTCAGTTGCTGATTTATTATAATTTGGTAATGAAAATGTATTTGTAAATTCCATATATTATCTCTATGCTGAAAATGATGAACCGCACCCACATGTACTTTTTGCATTTGGATTTTTAATTACGAATTGAGATGATGTAAAATCCTTTTTAAAATCAATCTCTGCACCTTCTAGATAGGTCATACTCATGGCATCTACCAGTACTCGAATGCCGTTTTTTTCCATGACAAAATCATCTTCTTCTTGTTTCTCATCAAATGTAAAGCCATAATTGAAACCCGAACAACCTCCACCCTGTACAAATACTCTTAAAGCATCGGTAGTATTTTCTTCTACCATGACTGATTCTATTTGCTTGTAAGCTTTATCTGTTATCTGTAACATTTTCTACTCCAAAAAATGCATTCATAGTAATTGGCGCAACATGGCACAGTTCATTATAAGCACATTTAGCTACTGTTCTATGTTCCTTTTGTGTGCTTACATGTAGTCGCTGCTTTAAGTAAAATACCCAACTTCTTAGCGTACCATTCATATACATACGACTAGGAGTTAAACCTTCTGGTAGTATTGCTCTAGCTTGTTCTTTAGCAATACCTACATTCAAAGCCCACTCATAATGCCGCTGTGCATCTTCAGCTATAGTATTTAATCTATATTCCCACTGCGAGCCTAGTATTCGATCCTCTTCTTTGAGATAATCTAGGGCTATACTATTTTGACGGTTTTGCTTATCTTGACGACGCGGCTCGCGCATTGTGTTTAGCTGACCCAATTTTTCAACCGTTTGATAGCGCTGCGAAAACTCCTGAAAACTAAACGACCTATGGCGTAGTATTTGACGAGCAATATCACGTGTTGTATTAATTTCCATACAAACATTAACCATTTCAAATGGACTAACATGACCCTCTCTAATCATATAACGAAGTAATCCTGTATAGTTATCGCTCATTTGGTTTTCTGGATTACTTACGCGTGCAATTTGTGCAATGTTTTTATCTATGTCTGGTGTTGACCACCAAATGTGTGCTGTATTCATTTTTACTCTAATTTTATTATGGTGTTTATATTATATCAGAAATGCAAAGGGGTAGCAAGCCTGTATTTTAGCTAGCTACCCCACAAAACTATAAATAAAATATGTGTTTGCCTATTGTACGTATGTACTGTTTAGTTACTCTCCATTGTGGTTTAACATAACTTGAGTGAAAGTAAAGCGCATCGAAGTTTGCTAAAAATAGCTTACCTGCAAGAATACCGTTAGCTATATGTAGTGACTCCTCCCACTGTTGTAAATTTTTAATTTTTAATCTAGGCAACTTAGTCCAGCTAAATTGATTTTTTTGGTAGACTATACCACAAATAGTCGAGCGAGAATCTCCTGAGTAAATTACACGGTTTAAGGTAACTTGAGCTACGGCTAATTTTCCTTGCGTGTTTTCTCCACGGGCTTCAAAGTATATATTTTTAGCTAAACATTGTAAGTCTTGGTTAGTGTATGGTATAACATATTTATAATTTATTTGTAATTTTTGACTTGTTATTGATGGATTAGGAAAAAACAAAATAGGAACAATAGCTGCAGTTATTATTAGCTGAGCAATGTTCATTTTAGTTTATTTATATAATAAAGTTTATAATACTTATATTATAACCGTTTAACTAAAAAACTTCAAGTAGAAATATTTCATGGTTAACAACAACACACAAAAAATTGTGCTAGACAAATGTTTGCCAAGCTGCTATAATATAGTAGATGGAGGAACACTATGTCTAAAATTGTGAATTACACAGCAGAACTAGAAAATCTCATAGCTAATACACTATTACCTGTATATGAAGATTACTGCAGGCGTTACCCATTTAGCCCACTAGCTAAAGAAATTAGTTATGATGTAATTCGCGAAATCAAATACGTAAAAGATTGTGGCGCTTTGCTTAAACCACGAAAAAATCTTGCTTGAAAAAAATTATTAAATCGGTTATACTAATATTTCGATTTTCAATTTTGAGGAAATAGCAGTTGGGGCCAATATCAGAATTACGTTCTAAATTGTTTAATTTAATCTCAAATTCGGTGTTCTTTAATGTTTATCATTTTAGTTGGGTACTTTTATCTATTTATCTAGGTTGGTTAATAAGTTGGACTGTACCAACAATTTTATTTATATTATTAGTTGTATATTTATTTTTAACAAATTAACGTAGTGTTAGGCCGTTGACTACGTATAATAAAACAACTCAACCTGTCAAAATCTAGTTTAAAAAAATAGCTACAGTAATAGTATTTATATAACTAGATGCTGAGATTAAAAATCCCTTTACTGAGGGTTTCTCAAAAAAAGTAATTCAGAGGCTAGCAGTCCGAGGTAAGGCTAGTAAAATATTTCTCGGATTCTAAATCTTGCTTGAATTTAAGGAGATAATATGACGCAATTAGATTTAGTTAATCATGCACTTATTGGATTCGATAGAATCTTTAATCAACTAGATAATGTACGCACTAATACAAAAACTTATCCACCACATAACGTAATAAAAATTAATGATGATAATTGGCTTGTAGAGTTAGCAGTTGCTGGATTTAGTAAGGAAGAGCTAACTATAGAACTTCATGAGAACACATTGACAATCCGCGGTCGTAAAGTGGAGCAAGAAGGTAGACAATACCTTTATAGAGGATTAGCAATGCGTAATTTTGAGAAGAGCTTATATATACAAGATAATATTAAAATTAAAAATGCAGAATATAAAGACGGTATGCTAAATGTTTATCTAGAACAAGTTATACCTGAAAATAAAAAATCTAAGTTTATTACAATCAACTAATCTAGGGGGCTAGTGCCCCCTTTTTACTATTATGCCCAAACACGAAGAATTTATTGAACAAAAAGAGTTAGATTTATTTTTTAATACAAATACCACCATAGTCCCTGCAAACACCCCAGAAGCTAAAAAATTAGTTGAAGAGGCGCCATACCATCCAGGCTATGAAGGTGCGGTATTTAGTAGTAATACATTTGATAGCATCAAACCACTATTTTTAGATGATGTAATTAAATTAGATGGCTGGGGTGCGCGGCCTACTATTAATTTAAATACTGATCCTAGTCCACAAAATATTCCTTTTGACTGGAATAAAATTACCGTTACTAATACGGTGACTACCGCTGGCGGTAGTACGGGTGGTAATGGAATGAAATTTGATACGGACAAGCTACCTGTTAATTTATTGAGTACAGAAGCAATGTTGCAAATAGCAGCAGTGCTAAAATTTGGTGCTAATAAATATCATGCGCACAATTGGCGAAATGGTTTTGCCTGGTCACGACCACTAGCTGCGGCAATGCGACATATTATGGCCTATAACGATGGTGAAGATAAAGATCCAGAATCTGGCTTATCACATCTGGCACATGCAGCCTGTTGCATTATGTTCTTACTAGAATTTGAGAAAACACATCCAAACTTGGATGATCGTTATAAAGTAGATGTACACGAAATTAAAGAACAATCTAAACAATACACATAAATCACTCTATATGGTATGTAAAGAACTGGACATAGATATGAGCAGTTTAGATATTGTTGAATTAACTAAGCATATAAATCAGTGTACACATTGTGACATTTGGACAACTAAGTTAATACCTGACTTAGATGATAATCCTATATGCAATTATTGTGCTAAGTTAATTGGCTTATAATTATATACTTGATTAAATATACTAGTTATGATATAATAAAAAATCATTTCTAGGAGTTTAACATGGCAGGTTATACAAGAGAATTTTTAATTGATGCGTACTTGTGGAGATTTACTAAAATACCTAGTATTAGTATTGAACAATTACTAGATCTTGAACGTATTGCTAATAAAACATATGACACATATGGCAAAGATAAATTTCGCGATTATTCAAGCTTAGATGCAGAATATATTCGTAATTATAAAGCAGACATTAAATAATGACTAAAATAGTATTGTTACAAGATGTATATGCTATAAAAGAACAAAAAGAAAAAGAGTTAGCCTACTATCGCGAACAACTTGAAATTATCACTGAGAAGTTAATATGGATAGAGCGTGAGTATAAGCTAACTAAAGATATAATAAAAATGATCGAACAAGAAACAATTGTGAATATAAACTCAAACTAGTTATGGCCCTGGTGGTGAAATGGTAGCCACGCTTGCTTTAGGAGCAAGTACCGTAAGGTGTGGGAGTTCGAGTCTCTCCTAGGGCACCAAGGAGCAGTATGGAAGAAAAAGACTTTGTCAAAGATGAAGAATTAGAGCACTATGCACTTAGTAGAATAAAAATTTGTAGAAGTTGTGAGCACTATAAAATGTTTATTTGTACTCAGTGCTACTGTGTAATGCCTATTAAAACAAGAATTAAAAATGTACACTGTCCAATTAATAAATGGTTAGCAGAAGAATAAATGCATACTTTTGATATAACACAACATAGAGTAGGTTTTGCTTGCAAAATACAAACTGATCATGATAAAGCCGACAAAAAATTAAATACAACTACAACAACATTAACATGGCTTAATAATCAAACTCGTGATAGAGCAGTAGAAAAGATTTGGACTATTATACAACATAACTGTGATGTACTAAAGCGACAGGTAGAGTGGGTGGGTAACCTGCCTAGAGATCAGCGTCAGTTCAGAATTAGTAGTGATTTATTTCCAGCGTATACACACGAAGATTGGATGTGGTTCTACTTTCAAAATGATGTAGTAAACTACTTAGAAAAACACCTTAGCAAAGTAGGCGATATTGCTCGTGGTAAAGACATACGCCTATCATTCCACCCAGGACAATTTTGTGTACTAGCGAGTGAAAATGATGGAATTGTTGATAATAGTATTACTGAGTTCGAGTATCATACTGACGTCGCCCGCTATATGGGCTATGGTAGGAAATTTCAAGATTTTAAATGCAATGTTCATATTGGAGGCAAACGCGGTCCACAAGGGATTATTGCAGCAATTAGAAAATTAAGTCCTGAAGCGCGTAATATATTAACAATAGAAAATGCCGAATATACGTGGGGACTAGAGCATAGCTTAGAGTTGGTAGAACACTGTGCGCTTGTCTTAGACATACATCATCACTGGATACATAGTAAGGGAGAATATATTGAGCCAAACGATGAACGAATCAGAATGGTTACAGATTCGTGGCGAGGTATTAGACCTGTTATACACTATTCAGTATCCCGAGAAGATGTGCTTGTTGAACACGCCACAGATGAACTGCCCGACTATAAACTACTTACAGGCATGGGTTTTACATCAGCTAAACTGCGAGCACATAGTGATTACTACTGGAACCGCAGAGTAAATGAGTGGGCAGCTAGTCATAATGAGTGGGCCGATATTATGTGTGAAAGCAAGCAAAAGAATCTTGCTAGTAGTAAATTTGTAAAAGATTATATACAGTAGTAAATATAATTTAGAAATAAATTATATTGTGGTGTTTTTTGCTCGTAGTCGAAACAATATCGGCTCCTTGCAGAGTCCACTGTTGGTGAAGACCGGAATAGTAATTAACAGTCGTGTCTGACCCTAAAGTATAGCAAACCGTCATGAAGTTGTGTAAGTTTAGGGCACGGGCTTAGCGGCCCAGGCAGTAAACAAAAAACACCACAATATAAAGGAATCAATATGGATAAATTATATGAGCTAGAGTTTTATAATGGCATACTAGGCGCACTAAGTAAAGCTAAGGCCGGTAGTGTAAAACGAGGTGATAGTGTTAGCTGGAATTCAAGTGGTGGTACAGCACGCGGTAAAGTCACAAGAATAATTACTAGTGGTAGTGCTGACGTACCAGGAAGTAGCTTTAAGATTACTGGTACTAAGGAAGATCCAGGTGCACTAATTCGTGTTTATAGACCAGATGATAGTGGCAAGTATAAACCTACAGACACAATTGTAGGGCATAAGGTAAGTACGTTAACAAAAATAGAAGCATTATAATGCCATGTTATAAATGTAGCAATGGTAAATATAAATACGGCAAACGCGGTAATTGCCAGTTTGACACACTAGGTGCTTGTGAAGCCGCTGAACGAGCTATTTATGCTAAGGAGGATATGAAAAATGGGAATGGGATACAAGCCAATGAAAAAACCAGGCAAGAAAAAGCCAGGAAAGATGTAGTATAAACTAACAGCCAATTGGCGTACAACACACACAGGAGTATAAATTATGATTAAAGAGTCAACAGTTATAATTGACAGTATTCAAAATGCCAAAAAACAGTTTGTAACTAAATACGTTACAGATACTGATACTAAAAACAATATGCTTATTTATATTGAAGCTCAAACTAAATTTTTACATAGTGCCGTAGATACCACGTCAAATGTGGTATTAAAATTTGCCAGAGAAATATTAGACTATAAACTAGAAAAATTTTTAAATCCATTTGATGTTAATTGGTTCAAGGCTGTATGGGACGCTCAAGTAAAAAATAGTAATCGACTACAAAAGGAATGGTAATATGATAAAAGAGTTTTATAAAACTATTTGTCAAATATTATCAGCATCTTATTTAAGTCGTATCGGTAATTGGCAAAAAGCACTTAAAATAATAAACACATAACACGGAAAATAAATGAATCCCTTTGAAATTCGTGCTCAACTACTTAAAATGAGCAAAGACTACTTAGATAAACAATTTGAAGTTAACACTGAATTTACCAGACGAGCATTTGAAGAAATGGCTAAAAATGGTCAAGATGTAATGCAAAAGTATCAAGAGTATGTTCCAAAGATGTACACATTTGAAGATGTTATTGAACAAGCTAAAAAATTATACGGTTTTGTAAACAGCAAATAATTTCATCATAGATGCAAAATTTATATAAATTTTGCATCTATTTTTTTACAGTTGATTTATTTTCCTTTATAGTGTATAATATTAGTTTACTTGGTAAAGGAAAGCAAATGGCTGTAGAACAACTACTTGATAACCTATACTTAAAACCAGCCCCCTGGCGAAAGTGGATGCAAACCCGTGAAGAAATTATTCAAGATTGGCAGGCGGGTAAAGACTTTCGTATTGAATTTGGACCATATTGCAGTATTCGTGATATTGAATATTTACGCAGCAGCTATAATCGGATATACATTATACACAATCGTGGAACTATTGAAGTTTAATTTGGGGATGTGGTGAAACAGGTAGACACAACAGACTTAAAATCTGTCGCTGAAAAGCGTACCGGTTCGACTCCGGTCTTCCCTACCAAGGAAATATATGACAACAGTAGAAGAAAAAGCAAATAATATATTAAAAGCACTATTAGGCAGTGATGATGCTATTGTTAGATGGTGGAACAGCCCTAACCGTGCATTTGATATGGAGACACCAGATGATCTTTGGCATAGTAGTAGTGGTCGTAACCGTGTTTATAGCTACTTACTAGACCAAATGGAAGCCCCACACTAAAATTAATTTATATAAAATGAAATATACTAGATTTGACTTAGAACAACTAATTCTTAAAAACTGGGAAATTACTACCGAGATTAAACACTTACAAGAGTTAGTCTTAGAGGGTAATCCAACCAAAGACCAGATTGCAAATTATCTACTTGGCTTAGAAACCATTTATGAGGTAAAATTTAATAAATTGTGGGATTGTTTTGAAGAACTTTGCCAACATCAAAAGATCAGTAGTTAATATCATGGCTGAATTAGCTCAGTGGTAGAGCAACCGCCTTGTAAGCGGTAGGTCATCCGTTCGAATCTGATATTCAGCACCAAGTTATAGTTGTATGAAACTAATAGAAACGTACTGCGGACGCGGGGGGCAGTTCCTCGCCGGGTCCACCAAAAGTACACTGCCACTTAATACATATATGCGGACTTATACCGGTACAGCTTCCGCGGGTTAGTATAAGGTTGCAAACTTATACGTTAGTGTACTTTTGATGGGCTCGATTTAGATTCGACGGAGTAAATAGTATTGCAGTGGACAACTCGGTAGGCGATCTCCGTAAAAGAAGCAAATCAAATAAATGCCAACGATGAGGTATTTGCCTTAGCTGCATAAGCTAGGCTGGGGTTTTGACGGTTGACCTTATTAGCCAACAACCGTCATTACAACAAACAATAGCTGTATAAAAAATATGTATTTAAGCATGTAGACTTAAATTTATCTAATTTACTAATTAACAAAGGAACATAATGGAACTAAATTTTAAACATGCTGGATTAAGTGTTAGTTTTGAGTGCGATGACGAAGACTACTATGATCACGTTGATCTTTTGCAAAAAATTGGATCTTTAGTTGAAGAATTATCTAATCACACTGGCGTTAGTCTTGTGGTATTGAGCGAATATGCAGACAAAAGTGAAGAAACCGAAGAAGAAGAAGACTAATAGTTTAGAGTATATACAGCTAACTAACCCTAAAGTACTGCTAAAATGGTCAATAGACAAATATGACTTTATCAAGGTAAATATTATAACAGAGCGGGCGTAACTCAGTTGGTAGAGTGCAACCTTGCCAAGGTTGATGTCGTGGGTTCGAATCCCATCACCCGCTCCAAAAATAGAGTAAGGATTTAAAGTGGATTTACCAATTAATACGGATGAATTACAGATCATTATAACAGCATTAGAAAAATCCAACAACATAGAAATTGCAAATCGGCTAAAACTAGTTATACGTCTAATATCGGAAGGAAAACCTTATAAAAAAATTCTTAGAGAAGAGTATAATATTGTTGCCTAGGTGGAACTAAATATGAATATTTGTGTCGTAGGAGCCGGTATAGCTGGCATTACTAGTGCCTATTATCTGACAAAATCTGGTCATGCTGTAACCATATTTGATTCTGAATCAGGTCCTGCTGAACAGTGTAGTTATGCCAATGCAGGACAGATCAGTGTAAGTAATAGCGAAGTTTGGACAACCTGGCGTAATGTATTCAAAGGACTGCAATGGTTAGCCAAGAAGGACGCCCCTTTATTGATCAGGCCTAGTCTTGATCTAGATAAGGCTAAATGGCTGCTTAAATTTCTTTACCATACAGCCGCAAACAGTTACGAACGTAATACTACTTATACAATAAGATTAGGGTTGGAGTCTAGGCAATTATATGACGAAATAGTTTTAGAAGAACAAATAGAATTTGATCAATTACGTGCAGGTATTTTACATCTATATAGAGATCAAGATTGGTTTAAATCAGCCCTTAAAACTCAAGAATTATACGAATGGAATGGCTGCGATTTTACTATTTTAGCCAACTCTAAAGAGTATAAGTTCTTTAATAGAAATATAGGAAAATTTGAAGATTTAAAAGAGACTAATCCTGCTGTAGCTGAAATACAAGGTGTAACAGGTGCTGCTGTTTGTTATACAGATTGGACTGGTGATATTCATAAATTTTGTAATCAGTTGTTCAATAAGTTAGTGAGTAAGTATGGTGTAAAGTATGAATTCAACAAACTAATTAAAGATGTTGATGATCTTTACGATTATGATTGTATTGTATTGGCCAACGGCGCTGGAGTTAGGCATCTAAGCAAACAAGTTGGAGACTGTCACCCAGTTTATCCTGTTAAAGGATACAGCATTACTATACCATTAGATAGTGTAGGTATGGCTAACAGTCCAAATATTAGTGTTCTTGATCAGGATAAAAAAATAGTCTGTACTAAGTTAGGTGATAGGTTGAGAATAGCAGGCACAGCAGAAATTACTGGCGACGATTATGAAATAAGAGAAGACAGAATTAAACCATTGGTTGATTGGGTCAATACTAATTTACCTAAGGTCAACACAGAACGCTATGACAGCTGGGCTTGCCTTAGACCTATGACACCTAATATGTTACCTATCATTAGTCAGAGCAAGTTTAATAAAAAAGTTTTTTATCACACTGGACACGGACACTTAGGTTGGACTCTAAGTGCTGCCACTGCCAAAAAACTAACTAATATTATAAATCAATAATAAACAACAAAATTTTTTGGAGTAAAGCAGTGTTAGAAACAATATGTGATACGTTAGTAGAAGCATATAAAAGAAATTGGATTACTAGTCGCGATGGAAATGTTAGTATTCGATATCATGATCGCGATCATTTTTATATTACACCTAGTGGTGTGCGCAAGCAGAAAATGCAGTATGACATGTTTAAAAAAATCGAAATTGAGCGTACAATACTTAGTGGGGTTGTTCCTTTAAAAAATATTTATCAGTTTAACGTAATACAACAAACAGATCTTAGTGGTAATCTTAAACCTAGTGGCGAATTACCACTACATGCCGGGCTACAAAAAGAGCTAGGACAACACTCGGAAGATATTAGAGTAGTAATGCATCTGCATCCTACTTATACCATAGCCGCTATGCATAGAGGCATTGTGCTCAAAGATTTGGTCAAAGACTTTCCTGAACTAAGTCGATATACCAAGGTAGCACCTAATGTGGGCGATGTACCACCAATCAGCCAAGAACTAGCTGACCAATGTCACAAGGCACTTGAACTTGATGAATTTGGTAACATAGCCTATGACATTGTTGGCATTAAAGGACACGGTGTGGTCAGCATAGATACCACACCGTGGCGTGCTTTTGAGCACATAGAAAGACTAGAACATATTTGCCAAATTGTACTAGCCAGCGGTGTATCATAATATGACAAAGTATATTATTATTTTATTACTAATATTATTTCCTTTAAATGTAGTATCTCAAGTTTCTATGAATAAAACTACATTATGCACTGATGGAGTAAGCATACAAAGAACTTTAACCAACCGAGAATTTCAGGAAAAACCTATTTGGATGGGTATAACGGAAAATAATGCTATTATTTCTGTGTACTACAATAAAGAAAATACTAGATGGACGGTTGTTGAATTTATAGGCAGAATAGGTTGTATTTTAGGTGCTGGAGAGGAAAGTCAATTATCTACAGAATATAGTACTAAGAAATGACTTATATAATTCAACAAGGACAAACATGAAATTTTTTAATAATTACTGGCGCAATCTCCCCGATTTTGATTGGAGCCACATTCTTTTAAGAATCCCACTAGCTATAGTATTTATTCAGCAAGGTTTAGCTAAAATGCCATTTGACCCTAAAGGTGGCTCAGGTTTTGGTCTTGGAGAACTAACATGGTGGTTTGTGGTCTATGGAGAGTTTTTAGCAGGTGTAGGGCTATTAGCCGGAGGCGTCATGGCTTTGCATAAAATTAGAGATTTGCCTTATGTAGCCGTACTAGGAGATGTTATTACAAGATTTTGTGGCATCACTATGTGTTGTATTGTAACAGGTGTAATTTGGGTAGTATTAAAACCAGCTGACTTGATTACAGTGCTAAATGATGCATTTCATCTATTCTTGTGGGTAGGTGGCTTATATTTTGCACTACGAGGTAACTGGGTGGTTGCATCACAGAAAAAAATTGAATTATAATGAATATTTTACTTCACAACCTTGCAGAGCGTGCTTGCAAAAAAATTAATTTAAATTATCCTGGTGACGCGTTCCCTATAGCTTTAACACAAGAAGTATTAAAAGATTTGCATGATGAGTTGGGAAAAATTAAATGGGTTGGTGAGGATGAAAGTTGGAATAAGGCTATACAATCTGTACGACAAGAACTAATTAAAAGATATAATATAAAACCATGAACATTATACAAGAAATTAGATCAAATCAAGCCGGAGAAACTGGTGCAGTTTGGATATATAAAGCTATGAATCTGTTTACAAAAGACATAGCTATGCAAATTATTATTGACGAACACCTTAAACAAGAAAGCGAACATTTAAGAGAAGTAAACCAACTACTAGATAAAAAATATCACAGTAAGCTATTGCCACTTTGGGCTGTGGCAGGATTTATTACCGGCTTCATTCCTAGCATTATGGGACCAAATTGGATGCTGCGAACCATAGATGCAGTTGAAAATTTTGTAGATCAGCACTATCTTAATCAAATTGAATATCTTAACAGCAATACTCCCAATCTTAATCGAATTAATGTTGGCAGCAAACAGCAATTAATTGATATTCTAAGCCGTTTACGTCTAGACGAAATTAGGCATAAACAGGAAGCACTAGAATTGTCTTATGAAAAGTCTAACTTTGCAGTAAGATTATGGTGTAGACTAGTTGAATTTGGATCTAAAAATGCTGTTGTACTGGCAAGGAAAATTTAAATGTGTCCAGCTTGTTATATTAATGGATTACTATTTTTAATATTTGGAGCTTCAGGAGTAGCAGTTGCTAGTAATCCTTGGATTATTAGTTTAAGTATATTAGTGTCAGTAGCAGGTATTTCATGGATGTACTTAGCATATTCTAAAAATCAAGGTCAAGGCGGACTTAAAACTAATCTTAAGAACACAGTAATTTATATATCTTTATTTTTAGCAGGTTTTATAACTGCTACTTATATAACCCATGATTATTTTGAAAAATATAGTCAGCAACAAGAAGGGGAAAAATAATGTATTGGGGTTATCATCTTATGCTAGATATAAGCGGTTGTAATGATGCAATTAGCAGTTACGACAGCATTTATAAATTTGTAAAAGACCTAGTAGTACGCATAGACATGCAGGCACATGGTGAACCAATCATAGAGTATTTGCTACCAGGTGATCCAAAACAGGGATTCAGCCTAATGCAGTTAATTACAACTAGTAATATATGTGCTCATTTTGTAGAAACTGATTCTAGTGCATATATTGATATTTTTAGCTGTAAACCTTTTGATATTGCTGTAGCACAGGGTGTAATTCAGGAATATTTTAAACCTAAAAAAATTAAAGTTAATTACATAACTAGAAACGCTTAAAAAATTGTATTGACATATTATTTATATTTTGATAAAATATATATTTAATAGTGGAAAAAACTATGAAACAAGATAAACAATATACAGTAGCTTTTCAACATCCTCAAAACGCTGGAATTGATTTAGAAATAATATATGGTAGTAGTAAATTGGATGCAATGCTAGCTTTTCTAGAGTACGACCATATTCCAAGAAATATTTGTAGTATTGCTGAATTGCAAGACTGGTTGTGGAATACTGAGGAATCATTAATCAATTGTATTGAGGTATAAATGGCTAAAGGTAAAACTAGTAGTAAAAGTGATCAAAATTATTGGTCACGATATAAATCAAATAAAATATGGGAATTAAATCGCAAACGTAAATTAGCTAAACATATTAAAAATCATCCTCAAGATAAAATAGCTGAACAAGCGGTACATAATATCAAATATAGACGTAAAACTCCAAAAGATCCACAGTGGACTTCTGGAAAAATTTATATTGCTAAGCTATTCAAATATTTTGCAGGTTTTGTTAACCGCGATATGTTTAATAGCAATCATAAAATTCAACTGGAAACGTTAACGCAATATAATAAACCAAAACCGGGCACTAAAATTAATCAGCTTAGTCGTGTAGATTTTTCAATTGGTGCACGAGTGCATGATAAATATGGTCGCCCTGCATGGATTGGCTAATACTATATACTATATTTGCATTAAGTACAGGTATATGTTGTTGGTTATTCTTTTATGTACCCATAGTACATGAGGCTAGGCGATTAGGTATTAATAATACCTTTACCCGTAGTCCTATTATTAGCAGTGTAACTTACATACTTTTATCTATGCTAGTAGCACCTAGCGTATTTATACCAATATTTAACCAAGAAAAGGGCAATCTTTTTAAAAAGGCACTACGGTCGGAAATCTTAAAACAAGAATAAAATTTTATATTTGACTTATCATGCTAAATCGTGTATAATATTATTTCTATTGATTATAAAAGGCTAACCATGAAATTACTTGAATTCACATACACTAAACAAACAGGTGACGTTAGCAAACGTGCAGTTATAGAATTAGTTACACCAACTACTTTTGTTGAAGGGTGGGATGTTACTAATCTAGATAATAATGAATTTGCTAGATTTACTGAAACTATGGGATCTCTTCGTCGTCGACAGCATGAGGAGACTATGCAACTATTACAGGATTTTGATCTCAAACATAATTACAGACGTTTTAAGCCCGATAGTATGACTGATATTCAAATTGAATACGTCTAAATTCAGAATATGGGATAGCCTCCATATTCATGACACAGTAAATCACGGAATACAACTTCGTACTAAACTAGAACAATTGTGTGCAGAAAGTAATAAAACTTTGGAAGAATTACCAGATAGTTTAATTCCTAGTAACCTGCTATATATGTTAGTTGTCAGTAATGAAGCAATGTACAATAAATTATTAGAACGCGATTTAATAGAAACACTTAACCCTAAACAAAATTTAAATATACACTAAGGATACTTTTATTATTATGGCAACTCAATCACAGTGGACCGACGAACTCAAAACCAAAGTTATTGAAATGTATGAGCAGGCAGGTCCAACTCCTGAAAGTTCAACTGAAATTATCAAGGATATAGCCGAAGAAATTGAAATGTCACCAAACGGTGTACGTATGGTACTAGTTCAAGCCGGAGTATATATTAAGAAAGACTCTAGCACTAGTTCAACTAAAACAACTAAAACTGCATCAGGCGAAGGCAGTAAACGAGTTTCAAAAGAAGACTCGATCGCTGCACTTAAATCGGCCATTGAAGCTAAGGGAGGTCCTATCGACGATGACATACTTAGCAAACTTACCGGCAAAGCTGCAGTGTACTTCACTACTGTCTTAAAAGCAGCTTAATTTTGGCGGCCTAGTGCCGCCTTTTATTTCTGGAGAATCTAGTGGCAAGAAAGCGCAAAACAGAGCTTGAAGAAGAACGGATGACCGATAGTAATCTTAGCCGAGTTATTAGATTGCTTGAGCCAAAAGAAGGCATCAAACCTATTACTAAAAAAGACGCATGTCAACTACTAGGCATGGCATATAATACAACCAGACTTGGAACAATTCTAGAGCAATTTAAGGAGCGTCAGCGTAGAACTGCTGAACAACGAGCAAAGTTGCGTGGAAAGCCTGTTACTAAAGACGAAAAGATTTTTATTATACAAGAATATTTAAATGGTAGTACTATTGATGCAATTACTAAAAGTACCTATCGTGGTGCAACTATTATTAAACAAGTGTTAGATGAATATAGTGTGCCACTTCGTGTTCCAGGTCAAACTTATTTTAACCCACAACTTATTCCTGATCGAGCAGCTCGCGATAAGTTTGAAGTAGGAGAAGTAGTCTGGAGTGCTAGATATCTGTCACTGGCTAAAATTTATAACGAAAAATTCGACCCTAAACATGGGTATATCTACCATATGTGGCTAATGGATGAAAAACAAAAACAATACTGCTGGCAACCTGCTTACGAATTAGCAAGTTTGCAGCAAATTCTAGAACTTGGAGTACAAGTATAAGTGGACAGCGATATCTTATACGAACGCTTAATTGAAGAAAATATAGAAAAAGGTTTTCAAATTAAGCTAGTAATAAATAATTTTAAAAATGTTACTTATATACAACTACGCAAGTATTTTCTTACTTATGAAGGTGACTGGCAGCCTTCCAAAGAAGGTATTAGCATTCCAGCTAGTATAGAGAATATATATAGCCTACTATATGGACTACTAGATATTTGCAGCAAAGCTGAAGGGGAACAAGTAATTAAGCATTTCTATGACCAAATACTTAAAAAATGACTTGACAAATCGACTTTAAATTGCTATAATATTATTATGAATAAATTACATAAATTTTTAGATAAAGCCAGTCACGACTATTATGCCGGTACGCCTACTATTCCAGACTATGTGTTTGATGAATTAGCAATGGGTTGCGGCTATAACAAACTAGGCGCACCCGTACATGGTAAAAAAGGTAAGCATTTATATCAAATGTATAGCTTGCAAAAATACTATGAAGATGACGGCAAATTAGATCCGTTAGCGGGTTTAGACATTACTACTAGTATAAAGTTAGACGGCGCAGCAATTAGCCTACTATACGTAGACGGCATCCTAGTGCAAGCACTTACTCGCGGTGATGGTATAGAAGGTCAGATTATTACAGATAAAATGTATGAACACGGTAAATTAGTACCACTTACTGTTGATCTTAAAAATGTAACTGTACAAATTACTGGTGAGATTGTAGCCCCACTGCATATAGAAAATAGTCGAAACTATGCAGCAGGATCGCTTAATCTAAAAGACCTATCGGAATTCAAAACCCGCGCAATCGAGTTCTTTGCCTATCAAATAACACCAAATCTAGATCCGACTTGGTCAGGTGATATGAATGTGTTAAAACAACTTGGTTTCAATACTGTACTAGAACCAGAACTTTATAAAATATATCCTAGTGATGGCATAGTAATTAGACTAGAAAATAATTATCAATTTGAACAACTAGGTTATACTAGTAAACATCCTCGTGGTGCATATGCTCGTAAAGAACGTGCACAATATGTAGAAACTAAATTACTAGATGTAGAGTGGAATGTTGGTAAAACTGGTAAAGTAACACCGACAGCTATTCTAGAACCAGTTAAAATAGGAGACGCTACAATTAGCCGCGCTACACTCAACAACCCCGGCTTTATAGAAGCACTAGACCTACAGATTGGCGACATAGTAGCAGTTGCTAGAGCTGGAGAAATCATTCCATGTATACTACACAAGGTTGATGCTTAAATTTTATTTGCCACAGCAATAAAAATTTTAGCTTGTAATACACTAGTTAATACTGTATAATAATATCTTAGGTTAATTAATATATATGAAAATTGAAATACCCACACATTGTCCTTGTTGCAACTACAAACTAGAACTGGTTAATGATCAGTTGTTTTGTCGCAATCAAGCTTGTGATGCTCAGTTAAGCAAGCGTGTAGAACACTTTTGTAAAACAATGAACATAAAGGGTATGGGTGCAAAAACTATTGAAAAACTAGGATTAGGCGACATAACCGAATTATATTATTTAGAACTTAATGAAGTTAGTAACCTATTAGGAAGTATAAAAACAGCAGAAAAACTCCTTGTAGAAATTGATAAAAGTCGTAGTGCCCCACTCAATCAGGTATTAGCCAGTTTTAGTATTCCACTAGTAGGTAATACTGCTAGTACAAAAATTGCAAATACTGTTAATAATATAGATGAAATTAATCAAAAAACCTGCAAGCAAGCTGGATTAGGAGATAAAGTAACACAAAATCTCTTAAATTGGCTTGAGATAGATTTTAAAGAAATAAGAGAGTTCTTACCTTTTTCATTTCTTAGCAAAATACCTATAACACATGCTTCTGGTCCAGTAGTGTGTATTACTGGTAAATTATCTTCTTATAAAACCAAAACCGAAGCCTATACACAACTACAAAAATACGGATTTCGTATCAGCGAAAGTGTAAGTAAAACTACGGATTATTTAGTTGACGAAGAAGATAAAGGTAGTACAAAACGTAAAAAAGCCGATACACTCGGCATTAAAATTATCAAAAACTTAAATATCTTTCTAAGAGAAAATATAAATGACTGAAAAAGCTAAAAAATGGTCTGACGCTACTGTTGATCAACTTATGAAACTTGTTGGTGATCACCGTCCGGTTAGTGCCAGTACTGTTGCACATACTGCGGAGACACTTGGCCCAGATTTTACAGCACGTAGCGTAGCTAGTAAACTTCGTCAACTTGAAGTAGAAGTTGCTAGTATGGCTAAAGAAAAAACTAGTGCATTTACTGAGGATGAGGGTGCTGAACTTGCTGAGTTCGTAATTAATAATTCAAACGAACTTACCTATAAACAAATTGCTGAACAGTTTATGGATGGAAAATTTACTGCTAAACAAATTCAAGGCAAATTATTAGCTCTTGAACTAACTGGTAGTGTTAAACCCGCTGAAAAAGTAGAAGTTGCTCGTACTTATACTGATGCCGAAGAACATGAATTTGTTACTATGGCAGAACAAGGCGCATTTATCGAAGACATCGCAACAGCACTAGGCAAAACTGTTGCTAGTGTTCGCGGTAAGGCTCTTAGCCTTACTCGTAAAGGTCAAATTGCAAAAATTCCTGCGCAAAAGAATAGTTATGCCAAAGAAAATGTCGATCCTGTTAATCAGCTTGGAGCTAAAATTCATAGCATGACAGTTGCAGAAATCGCTGCGGCTGTTGATAAAACAGAACGAGGTCTTAAAACCCTATTAACACGTCGCGGAATTAAAGTTGCTGATTATGATGGCGCTGCAAAACGCGCAAAAGCAGAAGCTAAAGCTGCTTAATAAACAGTAACAAAAACCCAGGCCGGGAGACGTAAAATGCTCCCGGCCTTTTCTACTTTTAGGCCTTTATGAAAGTAACTATTACCTATCATGACAATCAAAGTTTTACAATAGAAGAAGTAGTAAAATTAGCTACAGATAACTATGGCCGAACAGCTCAAGTTGAGGTAATGCCAGAATCTACTATGGCTTACGATCATATATACTTCGGCTTACAACAATTATTAACCCACGAACAACTTAGTCTGTTATTTGAACGAGATGCAAGTTATCAAAAAGATATAAAAAAATTAAGAGAACAAGTACTCTACAAAGTAACGGAAATTATAGATCAAGTAATTATAGACAACGAATCTAAGGTAGGCTAGCCTTGGATACGAGTGCAGTAGTCTTAAATAAACTACTAGCTGAACAAAACCTTGAATTATGGGCCAGACTCAAGCTAGTATTTTTAGACCCTGCGTACAGCTCTCTTTACGGTGCAATCAATAAACACTATGAAAAGTACCACAGTGTACCAAGTTTTGACGATTTAGCATTAACTATAAGGGAGGGTCCAGCGTCTAAAACGTTAGCTACTCTCCGCTTAACGGAAGTACCTGATGTTAGTGCAGAAATTGCGCTAGATGCATTGATAGATCAATATACACAAAATGAAACTGTAAAGCTACTAGATAAATTTGTAGATAAATTACCACTTTATGATAGCAATGAGATAAAAGAAAACTTATCTACTATAGCCATGACTATAGAGGAAAAAACACATACTAGTGAAAAAGTATTTACTATGGCTGATATGATGTTATTTCGCCATCCAGATGACTTGGAGAAAGAACGTGTTTATTTGGGTCTTAATAATACTTTTGATGCTGTTCTTGGTGGTGTGGCTAGACAAGAGCTCGTACTCATCGGCGGCAAACGAGGTAGTGGCAAAAGTATTACTAGCAGTAATATTTTTGTTAATCAGTATGAAAATGGAAATAGTTCAATATATTTCTCTATAGAAATGACTGCATATGAGGTTATGGAGCGTAATCTTTCAATACTATCAGGCGTCGATTTGCAACGATTAAAACAAAATAAATTAACAGATACTGAAATATTAAGTATAGTAAAAACTAGAGCAAACATGTTTGAAGAAGCCGATCAATCCGTACTAGATTTTATGCGGCATCGTGATAGATTTAAATTTGAAGAAAATTTAGTACGAAATTATCAACTAAAACCAGATAATCAAATGATTATTGTTGATGATAGAGACCTTACCATTAGTGGTATCGATCTGCACATTGGCAAAGCAAAAGCTAAATTTGGTGACAAATTACAAGTTATAGTAGTAGACTACTTAAATCAAATTGTTATTGAAGGTTCCGATATGTATGATTGGAAACCACAAATCGAAGTATCGAAGAAACTAAAAAATTTAGCTAGAAAATACGAAATTGTAATGGTAAGTCCTTATCAAATTGATGCAACTGGTGAGGCACGATTTGCTAAAGGTATTTTAGATGCTGCTGATATTGCACTGGTAATGGAAGCGCATGACAAAAGTAGTAATGCTATTAGTTTTGAAACTACTAAAATTCGTGGCGGTAAAGAAATGAGATTCACTAGTCCTATAGACTGGGAAACTCTTAAAATTAGTCCACAAAGCATAGATAAACCACAAGAAAAAGAAATTATTAAAAAAGCAGGTAAAAAGAATCTAAAACAAGATGATACTAGTGCAGACTTACCATGGAATGCATAGATGAATGATCCAATATTAGAATTATTACAAAAAAATAGTTTAAGTTATAGTATAAGTGGAAGAGATTACGTAATTAAATGTTTAAATCCAGAACATGAGGATAATAATCCTAGTTTTAGAATTGATCGTGTTAGCGGTGCAGCCCACTGCTTTAGTTGCGGATTTAAAACTAATATTTTTAAATATTTTGGTGTTTTTACTAATCCCGTGCCGCTTAAAATTGCTAATCTTAAAAAGAAATTATATGAGCTTAGTGTAAAACAAGAAGTTGATATACCTATAGGACATACACCTTGGACTAAATCATTTCGTGGAATTAGTGCACAAACACTTAAACATTTTAATGCATTTTATACCAATCAAGTAGAAAAATTACAAGATCGTATTGTATTTCCAATAAAAGACGTTACTAATCAGACTAAAGTCTTTGTTGGCAGACATACACTAAGCAACGTAAATCCTAGATATATTAATTACCCTGCCGGAACACAACTACCTTTATTTCCTAGCTATTTAGAGCAGCCTAGTCGCAGCATTATATTAGTAGAAGGTATATTTGACATGCTTAATTTATACGATAAAGGAGTAAGAAATGCAATCTGCTGTTTTGGAACAAATACATTACAAAATACAACAAAACAAAAATTATTGCCATTTAAAGCACAAGGTGTTACAAATATATACATCTTATTTGATGGTGATGAAGCAGGAGAAAAAGCAGCAAAACAAATTAAACCAATCTTAGAAGATGATTTTATTGTAGAAATTATTAAATTACCAGACGGTGTTGATCCTGGTGAATTAGACACAATAAATGTACAAAGTATAAAAGAGTATATTCAATGAAAATTGCTGTAATTGATAAAGCACCTAATCGTACACGATATAGTGATTATTTCGAATTTGACTATGATCACTTTCATATGAGTTCGAAACCAATTACTAAATTACTTAAAAAAGATGTTGATCTTAATGTTGATACCGATCTCTATGATTTAGTGATCTTGGTAGGGGCTGAAGCGTCTAAAGAATATGCCAAGGTTACTAGCGTAACTAATTATTCTGGTCAACTAATAAATAAAAAATTTATACCAATTAGTAACCCTGCAATGTTAGCATTTAAGCCAGAAGGAAAACCTGATTTTGAACGTGCAGTAGACAAAATACATAAACATATTCGTGGTGAAATTACTGGCGTTAAAACTGGAAATTTTGACGGTATTAACAACGAACATGATGCTTATAGTTTTTTTCAAGAAGTATTAGAAAATGCGCAAGGTGTAGTAGCTATAGATACGGAAACGACTGGACTATATCCTCGTGATGGCTATGTTCTAGGAATTAGTATTAGTTATAAACCTAATCACGGCAGATATGTTAGCTGCGATTGTATAGACTACAATTCTCTTAGATTGCTACAAGAAATTTGTACACGTTTTACTATCGTATTTCATAATATGAAATTTGACTATAAAATGCTCAAATATCACCTTAACTTAGACTTTGATCGTACCAGAGTACATGATACTATGGTTATGCACTATGTACTTGACGAAACGGACAGTCACGGTTTAAAAGATTTAGCACTAAAATACACAGACTATGGTGACTACGACGCTAAACTGGATGAATTTAAAAAAGAGTATTGTCGTCAACACGGTGTTCTTAATGAGAATTTTACTTATGACTTAATACCTTTTGATATTATCAGCGAATATGCCAGTATAGACACAGCAGTTACACTAGAACTATTTAACAAATTTTGGCCTATTGTACAAAAGAATGATAATTTGCGTAAAGTTTATAGTGAAATTTTAATTCCAGGTACACTATTCTTAATGGATATGGAAGAAGTAGGTATTCCTATTAGTCGTGAACGTATGGAATTTGCTGATAAATATTTAACTGAAACAATTGAAGAGGCTAAACAGCATATTTATACGTTCGACGAAGTTAAACTATTTGAAAAAAATGAATCAAAAGTATTTAACCCTAATAGCGTTATGCAACTACGTAGTATATTATTTGACTATGTAGGTTTAACACCAACAGGTAAAAAAACAGGCACAGGTGCTATAAGCACAGATGCTGAAGTCCTGGAACAATTAAGTGAAGAACATGAGCTTCCTAAAGCGATATTACAAGTACGTAAATTATCCAAGATCCAAAACACATATATACACAAGATACTTCCTGAGCTTGATAGGGATGATAGGATTCGTACTAATTTTAATCTTATCTTTACCACTAGTGGCCGTCTTTCTAGCAGTGGGAAATTTAATGCGCAACAAATCCCACGAGACGACCCAATCATCAAAGGCTGCATCAAAGCTCCGTCGGGCTATAAGATCGTTTCGCAAGACCTAAGAACTGCTGAAATGTACTATGCCGCTGTGTTATCAGGCGACAAAAATTTACAAAAAGTATTTACAGATGGCGAAGATTTTCATAGTAGTATTGCTAAAATGGTATTTGATTTACCATGTGAAGTACAACAAGTAAAAAAGCTTTTTTCAGATATGCGTCAAAGTGCTAAAGCTATTTCATTTGGTATATTGTATGGTAGCGGTGCAGATAAGGTAAGTCTTACTGTTAGCAAAGCAACAGGTAAATATTATCCTGTTGATCGTGCTCGTGAAGATATTAAACAGTACTTTACAACTTTTAAAAAATTAAAACAGTGGTTAGACACTCGCAAGGATTTTATTCAACAAAATGGATATACTTACTCGTTTTTTGGCCGAAAAAGAAGGCTTCCTAACGTATTCAGCAGTGACAAAGGAATTGCAGCCCACGAAGTACGAAGTGGAATTAATTCAGAAATCCAATCGCTGGCAAGTGACGTTAACCTACTCGGAGCTATTGGAACTGCTAGAGAAATTAGCAAGTGTGGACTTGACGCAAGAATCTTCATGCTTGTACACGACTCAATCGTGGCACTTGTTAAGACCGAGCATGTAGAACAATATTGCAATATTTTAAAAGATAATACTCAATATGATTGGGGTTGTAATATTCCTAATTTTCCTATTGGTGTAGATCAAGACATTGGAGATGATTATAGTTTTGGACACTTTGAGGAAACCTATAGAACTGACGGCAATAGTTTGGCCCGTATTTAGACTAGGTGAACGTGAGCCACAGCAGTTAGGTGGCTTAGTATTCTATCGTAAGGAGTATGTAGATCAAGATACTGTTATCTATAGTGATAAATACCGTGTAGTAGATGATAAGAATATTGATAAACCTACACTAGGACTGCGTAGGCTACAAATAAGTGATAGCTTGTATCCTATAGGTACGGCTATCTATTTCTTACAAGACGTAATAAAACTGGCAAAAAGTACTACCTGGTTTATAGACAACCACGGACAATTATTTCAACATAAAAAAACTAGGCGCGCCAAACTGGCTACACACAGACTTAAACAAGTTTTCCCTGCACAAGGCATTGGGTGTGTTTTAGAGGTTGAAGACCTAGCTGAAAGATTTAAAAGCTTACAAGTACCACAAGACAACGAAATATACGCTGGCATACTTAGTTATGGTGGCAGAAACTTATTATATGGATTTTACAGTGAACCAATTAAACCAACTTGGAGAAAAGTGTGAAAGCTATTATTAGCAATAGAATCTACATGGACAATCCAGGTAGTGCTGCTAGTAAGTTTATCATGAACACACTTACTTATAAAATCCATAAAAACACTGGATCAAAGAAGTTTGTTAGTGTAGAAACTATTAAAAACTATAAAAGCTTTAGTGGCGGTATGCTTAGTGTGCCACAAGGCCGTATCGATCTAATACCAGATGGATATAATATAGTAGACAAACGTGTTACAAATCCTGTGCCGTTTCCTACAGCTAGATATCCGCTGCGTCCAGATCAACAAGAAATTTATGATCAAGTTACAGATACTTGCTTTATCAATGCACTAGTAGGTTGGGGTAAGACATTTACTGCTTTACATATAGCACGTAAGTGGGGCCAAAAAACGCTAATTGTAACTCATACTACTGCGCTACGTGATCAATGGCATGAAGAAATCGAAACATTATTTGGTATTAGTCCTGGTATTATAGGCAGTGGTAATTTTGATGTAGAAGATCACTTTATTGTAGTTGGCAATGTACAAAGCATAGTAAAAAATTTAGAAAAAATTAATCGTGAATTTGGCACAATTATATTAGACGAAGCACATCACTGTCCTGCCACAACTTTTAGTCAAACTATAGATAGCTTTCACAGTAGATATAGACTAGCACTTAGTGGTACTATGCAACGCAAAGATGGTAAGCACGTATTATTTCAAGATTACTTTGGTACCACAGTATTTAAACCTGAACAGGCTAATACTATTAATCCAGTAGTACACCTAATAAAAAGCAATATTTCATTAAAACATAACGTTCCTTGGGTAGAAAAAATTAATGAACTAACACAAAGCGAATACTATAGAAAATATATCAGTGCACTTGCAACTTATCATATACAACATGGGCATAGTGTGCTTGTTGTAGCAGACCGTGTAGAATTTTTGGAGAAAGTAAAAGAATATGTTGGAGAAACGTGTTTGTTGGTTACTGGCGACACCAGCTTTGAAGAACGGCAATATGCTAAAGAGCAAATCCTTAACAAAACAAAAATGTGCATTGCTGGTAGCCGCCAAATCTTTAGTGAAGGAATCTCAATCAACATACTCAGCTGCGTCATCCTAGCAGTACCAATGAGTAATGACAGTTTACTAGAACAAATTGTTGGCCGAATAATGCGACCATATCCAGGCAAATTATCACCAATTGTAGTTGATATTCAATTTAGCGGTTGGACCGATAAAAAACAAAATACTGATAGACTAGGACTATATATGAAAAAAGGCTGGGAAACGATATTGGTGTAGAAATTTTAACTTGTAGTAGTACTTCTATTGTGTTATAATATATGATAAATCAAAGAAAAAGTTTTCGATTTAGTCTTAGTAAATTAGAACGGCTAGCAAACAATAATCCAATTAAATTAGTAGAAATTCTTGAAGAATACTATAAAAGATTTAAACTTGGATTAGAAGGCGGAAGTAGTTATCTACTATCGCCAGCTGAATTATTTTTTGATGATAACACAGATATACTATTCAAATCGCAGTATATAACGCTAGCGGCACGTAGAAGTTATCAACAGTATATAGATTTAGGTTACACATATTTAGATTTAAGTTACTATCCAGACCTAAAAATTAACGCAATAAAATACAATCCGCTATTAACACTTAACAATAATAAACTATATTTTAAATACGAGGAATAAATGGCAATTAGCTTTAAACAAACTAAAGGGAAAGCAGCTACAAACAAAGTAGAAACTTACGAATACAAAGACGGTGAAAATACGGTTAGATTAGTTGGTGGAGTTTTGCCACGCTATATTTATTGGATTAAAGGCACTAACAATAAGGATATTCCTATTGAGTGCTTAGCCTTTAGTCGTGAAAAAGAAAAATTCGATAATCTCGAAAAAGATCATATGCCAGATTATTTTCCTGATTTAAAATGCAGTTGGAGTTACTCCATCAATTGTATCGATCCTAAAGATGGTAGAGTTAAGGCGCTTAATCTTAAAAAGAAGCTGTTTGAACAGATTCTTACAGCTGCAGAAGATTTAGGTGATCCTACAGACTACGATACAGGTTGGGATGTAGTATTTAAACGTCAAAAAACTGGTCCACTTGCATTTAATGTCGAATATACACTACAAGTATTACGTTGCAAGCCTCGTGCCCTTACAGAGGCAGAAAAAACAGCTGCAAATAGTGCACAAAACATTGACGACAAGTTTCCAAGACCTACTCCAGATGAAGTTAAAGCTCTACTAGAAAAAGTTACCACAGCTGAAGATGATGAGGGTGATGCTAGCGAGCAAGAAGCTATCAAAGAATTAGGTTAATAATAGGCCCAGTAATTTACGTTACTGGGCTATTCTTTTTGAGACTATAATGAAAGTACTATTTACAGCAGATATACATATAAAACTAGGGCAAAAGAATGTACCACAAGATTGGGCTAAAAATAGGTATAATTTATTGTGGCAACAATTAACTTTACATCAAGATAATGCAGATCTATTTATTATAGGTGGCGATGTTTTTGATAAATTACCTAGCATGGAAGAGCTAGAGATTTATTTTGATTTAATTAATCACTGTAAAATAAACACGATTATATATAGCGGCAATCATGAAGCAGTAAAAAAATCTACAACTTTTATGACTAATTTAGCTAAGGCTACTAATAAAATGAATCGTAAAGTTATTATTGTAGATGATTACTACAGCGATTATGGCATTGAATTTGTTCCATATAACAAATTAAAAGACTTTGAAAAAAATAATCCTTGGCCAGAAGGCGGAGAAATATTATGCACACATGTTCGAGGGGCTATTCCACCACATGTAACACCAGAAGTAAATTTAAATATTTTTAATGCTTGGAATGTAGTATTAGCTGGTGATTTACATAGCTATGAAAATTGTCAACTTAATATTTTATATCCTGGTAGTCCAATTACTACAAGTTTTCATCGTCAAATAGTTGATACAGGTGTAATTTTATTAGATACAGATACATTACAACATAGTTGGATAAAATTAGATTTACCACAACTTATTCGTAAAACAGTAGGTGTAAATGACCCTAAACCGTCAACACCTTATCATCATACAATTTACCAAGTTGAGGGTGATTTGCAAGAGTTGGGTGAACTAGAAGATAGTGACTTAATTGACCGCAAGGTAATCAAGCGCATAAGCGATGTACAGCTTATGCTAGATAGGGATATGAGTTTGGTAGAAGAGGTACGTGAGTATTTACAATATATACTAAACTTGCCAGAAGCAACTATAGAGCGTGCCATACTTGAAGTGCAAAATAATTTAGATAAAATAGAACATGAATGAGTATCATCCTAACATGATTTATGTAGCTAAAATAATAGCAGAAAGAGAGTGTGGTATGCAAGAACACTGGCTTGACTACTATGAACAAGCTAAAAATACAATATTACTAGTAGAGCAACTAGGATTTTTAAATAAAAAACGGTTTTGGAAAAATGATAACAATCAAAGAACTACGCTGGACTAATTGTTTTAGCTATGGTGCAAATAATGTTATCAACTTTGTTAAGGCACCATTGACACAACTAGTTGGTAAGAATGGACACGGTAAAAGCAGTGTAGCACTAATACTAGAAGAAGTATTGTTTAATAAAAATAGTAAAAATATTAAAAAAGCTGACATACTAAACAGGTATGTTAAAGAAAAAAGCTATATTATTGAACTAGATCTAGAACGAGATAACAATGAGTATACAATTAAATGCACGCGTGGTACTCAACAAACAGTTAAATTATTAAAAAATGGTGTAGATATTAGTGCTCACACTGCTACACAAACCTATAAAATTATTGAAGAAATTATAGGCATAGATCATAAAAGCTTTGCACAAATTGTTTATCAAAGTAATGCTAGCAGTTTAGAATTCTTAACTAGTGCCGACACTGCTAGAAAAAAGTTTTTAATAGAAATACTAAACTTAACTAAGTATACTCGAGCCGGAGAAATATTTAAAGAGTATACTATTGAACTTGGTAAACAAATTAGTGAATGTCAAGGAAAAATTACAGCTATAAATAGCTGGCTAGATAAATACGAAAAGAGTGATCTAACACCAAGACAATTACAAAAGGTAGAAGTATTAGATAGTACTTTACCTACACAAGTAGCACAACTTGAACTAGAAATACTTAATGTAGATAAAACTAATCGTAAAATTAATCAAAATAATACTTATATTAAACAATTAGACAATTTAAACCCTATTATAGAAATACGTCCTATAAACTATAGTAAGCTTAAAGACGCGCAACAGCAACAAACCGAATGCATGAAAACTGTACGTGATGGTGAAGCATTTATTAAACGCTTAAATAACTTGCATGGTATATGTCCTACTTGTTTTAGCAAGATTGATGAAAATAAAGTAAGTGAGCTTGTACATATAAAAATGCATGAAATAGAAAGTGCTAGAGCAGAAGCGGTTGCAAATTTAATTGTTGCTAACGATTTAGAGTCACAGGATACTAAATATAAACAAGCTAAACAAATTGAGCAAGAATTTGAAAAGTTAATATTACTAATAGATAAGTCACTAACTACAAATATACTAGATAAGAACGAGCTTCAAGTACAATACAACGAACTATCTAAAAATTTACAAAATACTCAGCAACGTATTAAACTAGCCGAAGAATATAATAACAAAGCGCAGCAGCATAATAGTAGAATAGATGCTATTAAACAACAGCTACAAGAAATGAATATTGAACTTGAAGAACATAGTTTTCAGCTTAATATTATGAATGAACGTATGAGTATATTACAAGTACTCACAAAAACATTTTCAACTACAGGACTAGTTGCTTATAAAATAGAATGTTTAGTTAAAGATTTAGAAGATATTACTAATAAGTACTTAGTAGATTTAAGTGACGGAAGATTTCAAATTAGTTTTAAAGTAAATAGTAGTGATAAACTTAATGTTGTAATTACTGATAATGGTCGCGACATTGATATAAATGCTCTTAGCGGCGGTGAAAAAGCCCGTGTAAATGTAGCCACACTGCTAGCAATTAGAAAATTAATGCAAACACTAAGTAGTAGTCGTATTAATTTACTAATACTTGACGAAACAGTAGAAGCATTAGACGTAGATGGTAAAGAAAAATTAGTAGAAGTATTATTACGCGAAGAACACCTAAATACTTTTTTAGTAAGTCATGGGTTTAGCCATCCACTTTTAGAGAAAATAAATGTTGTTAAACGTAATAATATATCTTGTATTGAAGGATAGATATGGTCAACAAGCATTACGAAAAAATTATGAGTAAACGTGCTAAGCGTATAGAAAAAGCCACTAAAATTTTAGAACAACAAGCATTAAATGATCAAAAACCTACAGACTTATATACAGACGATCTAGGCAATATTGATTGGGCAAGATTAGCTAAGCATGTTAGTGAGGCAGTTAGTGGTAGATAGCCGTCAAAAAGGCGCACGTACTGAAACTATAGCACGGGATATGTTACGTAAACATACAGGTTTAAACTGGGAAAGAGTGCCTGGAAGCGGAGCACTTGACCCTAAACATCAACTAAAAGGTGATTTGTATATACCTGGATTAGTTAATAGATTTTGTGTTGAGGTAAAAGGCTATGCAGATGATCATATTAACAGTGGTTTATTAACACATAAGACGCCACAACTTATAGAGTGGTGGCAACAAACTAATCGTCAAGCTCGTCAAGTTGATAAACTACCTTTACTTATATTCAAACATGATCGTAGTAAATTGTTTGTGGCTACTGTAGTATTTGATGATGACAAATTATTAGAAAAACGTTGGCTAATGTATAACTCAGATAATTATGAGTTTTATATTTTCTTACTCGAAGACTGGCTTAGCATAAGCACGATTAAATTTGTATCTTGACATAATAACTCATGTGTGATATAATAATAAATTACACTATAAAAATCATATGAAACCTTTTATACAATTTGAAACAACTGAAAAGACATTGATGATAGTTGATGCGCTTAATCTTGCTTTTCGCTATAAACATAGTGGAGCTAAAGATTTTGCAGAAGACTATTTACGCACCATTGAAAGCTTAAAAAAGAGTTATAAAGCTAAGTGGATTATTGTTGCCGCAGATCAAGGGTCAAGTAGCTATCGTAAGAATATTTATCCGCTTTATAAGCAAAATCGTAAAGATAAATATGATCAGCAAACTGAAGCTGAACAACTAGAGTTCGAACTATTCTTTGAAGATTTTAGCCATGCACTAGAATTAGTTGGTCAATATTATCCAGTATTACAGTTCCAAGGAGTTGAAGCAGATGATATTGCTGCTTATGTAGTAAGTAAAAAACGTAAACTACTCCTTGATGATATTTGGTTAATAAGCAGTGATAAAGATTGGGATTTACTAATCAAACCAGGAGTAGGAAGATTTAGCTATGTTACTAGAAAAGAAGTTACGTGGGATAACTGGAACGATTACTACGCATTTGAACCCGAACAATATATATCAGTTAAGTGTCTTATGGGTGATAGTGGTGATAATGTCCCTGGTATTCCTGGTGTGGGACCTAAACGCGCTCAGCAACTTGTTGAAGAATATGGCACTACCTGGGATATTATTAATAGTATTCCTTTACACGGTCGCTACAAATACATCGAAGCGCTTAACGAAAACCGAGAACAATTAGAACTTAACTATCAACTTATGGATCTTGTTACCTATTGCAAAGACGCAATCGGCAGTAAAAACTGTGAAAAAATTGATAAAATACTAGAGCTAAAAATTAAATGAAAGAAACTACAGAATTTTTTAATATTAACAATAGCTATGATTACGATCGTGATATAGTAGTTAAACAACTAGTAGAATGTCGTGTAGATAATATAGCCTATTTACCAAAACGCGCTAATCCTAGTGATGCAGGAGCAGATTTACGCAGCACTGAAAGTTGTGAACTCTGCCCTGGCGAAACAAAACTTTTAGATACTGGTGTAGCCATTAAAATTCCACAGGGTTACGGAGGGTTTGTATTTAACAGATCAGGACAAGGCCTAAAGGGAATTATTGTGCTTAATAGTGTAGGCGTTATTGACAGTGATTATCGCGGAAACATAAAAATTGCACTAAAAAATATTAGCGAAAATACATATACAATAGAGGTTGGAGCTAGAATTGCTCAACTGGTTATTTTACCAGTTATATTATGCGATTTTATTGACAGCTGGAATGATACAAAACGTGGTACTGGAGGATTTGGTAGCACAGGAAAATAGGAGCAATTATGCAAATAAGCACACGCGCACAAGTTATTACTAGACGCACCTACAATAGGCCTATTAGTGATGATGGCAAAGAGTTTGAAACATGGACACAAACAATCAAACGAGTACGTGATCATCAACACTGGCTATGGGAACGTAGTGTAGAGCGTCAGTTATATTTTAATGAAGTAGCTGAACTAGAAGAACTAGAACAACTTATGTTGTCTAGAAAAGTATTGATGAGTGGCCGTACATTGTGGTTAGGTGGTACAAATGTAGCACAAACTCGTGAAGCCAGTCAATTTAATTGTAGCTTTACACAAGTAGAAACTGTGTATGATGTAGTAGATGTCTTATGGTTATTATTACAAGGTTGTGGTGTAGGATTTAAGCCAATTGTAGGTACACTAAATGGATTTTCAAAACCAATAAAAGACATTCGAGTTATTAAAAGTCAACGAACAGCTAAGGGCGGTATAGAACACAATGTTGAAACTTGGGATGCTAACACAAAAACTTGGACAATACAAGTAGGAGACAGTGCTGAGGCTTGGGCTAAATCTATTGGTAAACTACTTGCTGGTAAATACCCAGCAAATACACTTGTACTTGATTATAGTCAACTAAGACCTGCAGGAGAAAGATTAAAAGGATATGGCTGGATTAGTAGTGGTGACAATGCTATTTCAAAAGCCTATGTTGCAATCGCTAATATACTTAGTGGTCGAGCAGATAGTCTCCTTACTAGAATGGATATTCTTGATATTGTTAATCATCTTGGAACAATTTTATCCAGTCGTAGAAGCGCTGAAATTGCTCTTTTTGATTATGGTCAACCAGAGTGGGAAGAGTTTGCAATAGCTAAAAAAGACTTTTGGTTGTATGGCCGTGAACACCGTCAACAAAGTAATAATAGCTTAGTATTTAAAGAAAAACCTACACGAGCTGAACTAAAGCATATATTTAATCTTATGCAAGAGGCCGGTGGTAGTGAACCAGGATTTATTAATGAACAAGAAGCTCTTAGACGTGCTCCGTGGTATAAAGGAGCAAATCCATGTGTCGAAATCCTATTGGGCAACAAGTCCTTCTGCAACCTTACAGAAACGGATATCTCCAAGTTTAAAGGTGACACCGCTGGACTACACGATGCGATCAGATTGGCTGCCAGGGCAAATTATCGTCAAACCTGTGTTAATCTTAAAGACGGGATCTTACAAGAAGCTTGGCACCTTAACAACTATTTCCTACGTCTCTGCGGGGTTGGTTTAACAGGTATTGCAATGCGTCCTGATATGAATACCTATGACTATGAATATCTTAAGCGTACAGCAACCAGTGCCGCTATTAGCATGGCAGATGAACTAGGATTACCTCGTCCTAAAAATGTTACTTGTGTTAAGCCTAGTGGAACCCTATCAAAGATTATGGATTGTACCGAGGGCGTACATAAACCACTAGGCAAGTATATTTTCAACAATGTGCAGTTTAGTACCTATGATCCTGTTATTCCACTAATGCGTGAAGCAGGCTATAAAGTAATAAATCATCCAACAGATCCTACGGGAGTATTAATAACCTTTCCAGTAGAATGGAAAGATGTACCATTTCACAAAGAAGCTGGCAAAGAAGTTAATCTAGAAAGCGCGGTACATCAGCTAGACAGATATAAATTATTACAAACTAGTTGGACACAGCAAAATACATCAGTAACAATCAGTTACGATGTTACTGAAGTTAATGAGATTGTTGATTGGTTATTTAATAATTGGGATTGCTATGTAGGCGTAAGTTTTATTTATAGAACAGACCCTACTAAAACAGCTAAAGATTTAGGCTACTTATATCTTCCACAAGAAGTTGTTGATGAGCAAACCTACAAAGATTATGTTTTTAACCTAAAATCAGTAAATTTAGAAAGTGCTAACAGCTTCAATGAAATTGTTAGTGAGGATTGTACAACAGGAGCTTGCCCAATAAAATAATATGGAAAACACAGAACTTACATTTACATTTACAGTACAAGAAGCAAATACTATACTTATGGCATTACAAGAAATGCCAGCTAAAGTAGCTAATCCACTTACAGCTAAGATTCAGCAACAGGCTCAACCCCAATTGCCAAAATCAGAAAACGAAACTCCTACTTTAGAAGTTGTTAAGTAAAAAAAGCCCGCATTAGCGGGCTTTTTTATTTTTATAGTGGCGTATCACTATAACTATCTTCATCATCTACTGTATTATCACCATCGTGCATATCATCTAGCTGACTAAATACTTCTACAAGTATATCACGATAAGGTTGGTCTACTTTACACAGATCTAGTAAGTATATGTCTAAATGGTCATTTCGTAATAATTCTGCATGATACATAAATTGACCAAAAGCTTCTAGGTCTTCACTAATGTTTTGGTTGGCATAATTTTCTATTAATTGTGCTGCCATAATACGTAGTGGTTTACTAATCATGCCTTTTTGAGCTATACGAACTAATTGAAGTGCTTTGCCTTCACGCTCACGCATAATCTGATTACGTTTAGCAGTACTCCAACTATATCCACCATCACCACCCCATAAATCCCAAGCTACACGACCTTTACTAGGAAATCCTTCTTGTCCACTATAAAAACCACTAGCTTTCTTATCTACTTCATGACGACTAAAGAAGCTGTACATGCGTAGTACTACACTTGCCGATAGTGGATCGCGATCTTTTAGTTGATTGGCTCTAGCTAAACCAACAAGTGTGCCGCCAGCTTTTCCTTCGCTTTTCCATTTTAGTGCTCTTTTGGCAGCACTAGCCATACCACTTGTTGGTTTATACGTTTTGGCCATGATAATTCCTATTATTTTATACAATTGTCATTTAAAAACCAGAGTTTATTTACAGCATACATAACAGTTTTTATAGCTAGTATTATTATTTATATGCTAAAATTATTTGTTTACATAAGTTGCTACGTACAATATCTTCATCTCTGAATTTAATCGTTTCAATACCTTCGATATTACTTAATCTAATGCTGGCATCTAGTAGTCCGCTGTTGTTAATATCACTTTGTTCGTGATCTCCGCTAATTATTATTTTACAGTTTTTACCAACGCGTGACAAGATCATTTTTATCTCATCTCTAGTCGCATTTTGTGCCTCGTCTAATAAGACTATACAGTCATCAAAAGTTAATCCACGCATAAATCCTAACGGTTTAGGTTCTATTTGTTTTTTACTAAGCGCATACTCATAGAATCCTCGTCCTAGACTATCAGAAAAAATATAATCAAATGGTTCTAGGTAGGGAGCATATTTTTCGTCTAGTGTACCAGGCAAAAATCCTAATCCTCGTCCAGTTTCTATATTTGGTCTAGTTAGTATAATCTTTTTGATGCGACGATAAAATAATTCACTGGCAGCATATGTTGCTGCAATATATGTTTTGCCAGTACCTGCACTACCTATGCCAAAAATTACACTATTTTTATGTATAGCTGTTAAATAATTTTCTTGAATATAATTAAGTGGTTTTATATTTTTAAAACTTATATTTAATGGAACAACATTATTAAGTTGAACACTACGTAACTTCTTAGCACTGCTTTTAGCCATGTATATTCCTAGTAGTTAAAGTTATTTCTTATCAGGTACTTTATGTCCTTCTAATTTTTCATGTACTTTAACGTCTTTACAAATCTGTTCCGGCTTGCCATCTTTGCCAATAACAGGTTTGCCATCTTTAACTTTATCAATACAAGCACGTTCTTTTTTAATATCTTCCTTTTTAGCCGGAGCTTTTTGTTCTTTCTTTGTTGGATCGTCTTTTTTAGCTTCAGTTTTAGCTGGTGCTTTTTCTTCCTTTTTTGATGAATCCGACGCTAGTGCTGGTTGTATTAATAGTGAAGCTACAAGGGCTAATAAAATTTTAGTCATAAAATTTCCTATTATAGTTCTGGAAATGGTTGTTGTGGTGGTGCGGCTTTACCGCCAAACCCAACAGTTACTTGATTGCCACCAGTTGATGGTGCTATGCTTATACTACCATTATTACCTAGAGTAACAGTTGGCATAGGTGGTGGGCTTGGTGGCTTATCCCAACCTTTGTTTGCAGCTTGTAGTGCTACTTTTTGAGCCTCCTTATCACCACTGGCTAACATAATACCGCTAAGAGTACCTGTTAAGAAAGTAGCAATAGGAATAATCAATTCAAAAAACTTGTTATCTACAGGACTAATACCGTTCATTGGCTGTGTTACGAATATTAAGCTGTAAAGAACTACAAATACGATACCGAATAGTGTTAATGCTAGTACCATACCTATAAAAAATTTCAGCCTAGCCATTAATTCGTCTTCGGTATAACGTGGACCTGACCATAAGTCTTTAATCATTTGCAATCCTTTGCTGATGCTTGAGCAGGATATTTACTACCAGCTACTAATTGTGTTCGTTCATAGGGTGTTAAATCTTCTGGACAGGTACCGTTTGCACTACAATAAGGTTTTTTACAAACCTTGTGCTCCCAATTATCTGGATTTTGACATGGATACCTGTAAATGTCACTGCAACTAGCTAAGAGTAAGGTTAGCAGTGCTATCCTAACCATGGCAACCACATCCATAGTGCCTGCGTAACTATTAATGCACCAGCTACACCAACCACAGTACTTACATAAAACATAGACATACTAGCTGCTAATATACTTGCTGTTAGTAAAACAATGCTAATTTGTAGTATACTTCCGCCCCAGGTAAACCAAGGACTGCGCTTTTTAGCTTCATCACGCTCCAACTCTAGTGCTTTAGCTTTTTCCATAATGTCTTTTTTGTCATCGCTCATACGCTTAGCTTCAGCTAAAAACTTTTCCTTATTTTCTGGTTTATTAGCCTCTGCAGCACTAATCTCGTATAGTACTCCACGTACATTTTTAGCTTGATACCACGCCCACATATTGTTAGCTTGAATAGTATTATTTTGTATTTTGCTACTATTCGACCCACCAATCATTGTGTTTATAGCTAGTAGTGCAGCTAAAAATACAATAACAAATCCTGCTTTGTCTTTGATTTTAGCTTCTTTTTCACTACGAGTTAGCGGTTTAGGTTCTAGTGTATCACTCATGCTGCATCCTTATTTATTAGCCAATGGGTTATCTAGAGCTTTCTTTAAGTCCTCGGCTATCTTACGATCAAGAGCTTTAAGTTTAGCATCCACTTCACGATTATTGGCAGCAATAGCCTTAGCATTATCAGCACTCATTTTATTCATTTCTTTAGTAGCAGCATTAAGTGACTGATCAGCTGACTTTTGTATACTACGCACTTCAATTTTAATTTCTTGCACAGTTTTATCTATCTCACGTTGTTGTATTTTGTTACTAGTTTCAACACTTTCAACAACTTTTTCTAATCTGCGTATATCACTCTTCAAATCATTTTTAATATCACGAGTGTATTCTGCAGTTTTATCACTGCCTTCTTGTACAGCCTTGCTTGTTTTAGTAATATTTTCTTCTATTACTGCTAATCGTTTATCAAACTCGCTAAAATCTGGACTAATATATTCAGCAATCTTTTTCTTCATGCCTATGTAGTCTTTATATACTTCAAAGACACCATATAATCCACCCAACGTACTACTGATTAATGTAGCTGCTACCATTAATTTTGCCGGAGTAAATTCATAGCCTCCAATACTAATAACAGTATCTTTGCTAGCATATTTTTTAACTGCGGCCTCAGCTTCATCTATCTTCTTATTAACATCTTTAATTTCTTCAGTCATTTTGCTTCCTTTAATGTTTAGTAGCAAATCTACTGGATAATAAATCACGCATTAATTTTAGTTCTTCTTCATTTTGAATTATTATTTTTTCATCTAAATCAATTTCATCTTTCCAAATTGATTCAGGAACATTTAAGAATAAATAAATATCTTTCCAAGTTGTAGTTACATTTTGATTATAACATAATTCTATAACTCGCATCATAGCATCAGAAATTAGTTCAGAAATATGATTATAGTGTAGTTTCATGTTTTTAATCCTAGATGGACATTGCTATTACAAACAAGCTTAATATAAATAATACAATATGTAGTAACGCTAAATAATTTGTATTATTAATATAAATTATTTCCTATATTGCTGATCTACCATTTCCTGATGAAGCTTATCACTTGCTAACTGCCTTAATGCTCTAACATTATCTACTGTTTTTTGATTACGATAAATTTCTTTAGATGCATAAAAATTTGCATCACTTAAAGCTATCATATAAGTATTAAAACCTACCGGAGTTCTAGCTATATTAGTAATAGAAACTCCTGCAGCTGCATCATTATCTTGAACATTAGATTTTACTTGTTGTATATTATTATCTTTATTTTCTTGTTCAATGATTAGCTGTTTATTTTCTATAATGTCATTTATAGGATTTGTTCTATCTGTAGTAATATTAGCTTGTTGTATAGGAATATCTACTGTAATTAGTGGTGCAATAATAATAGATTGTATAGTTGATTTTTGATCTATGTTTACATGTTGCTGAGGTACTTGTAATATATCTCTTGATATACTAACTGCACTAGCTTGTTGATTTGGTTGAAAAACTTCAAATTGTTTGGTTTCAGATGCACCCTGTATAACTGGTGATTGATAAGGTGCTACAACAACTGGTGTTACTTGAGAAAACATTGGAGGCTGCAAAATATTAAACTGTTGTACAGCTTGTATAACAGCTTCTGACATAGCATTAAATTGTACTATAGTACTAGTACTACTAGTATTAGTTGTTTGAGGTACAATATCAGGTATTATTTGACGTTGCATAACGGTTTCTGACATAGCATTAAATTGTACTATAGTACTAGTACTACTAGTATTAGTTATTTGAGATACAGTATCGGCCGCTATTTGACTTTGTATATTTTTCTGTTGAATTGTTTGATTAACTACACTAGTACTGCCTGGAACCGGTACAATATTTAAATTCGTATCTGATTTAATACTAGTTCCAACATTTTCTAAAATTAATTGTTGTTCTTGTTGTTGCGTAATGCTTTGACTGTTGGTAACAGCTTCTATAGCTATATTTTCTGCTTGCAATATACTTGCACTAGCAGCAGCTACTGCTGTTTGTTGTGCAATTTCACTTGCCTGAGTTGCTATAATATTTTCTCGTTGTTGATTTTGACTAATTAAGCCAAGTGCTAGTTCAGTTATATTAGATATATTTGATTTTTCATCTAACTTATCTTTAGAAGGGTGTTGATCATAAAGTAACAGTTTATCTGCTGTTTGCTCTGTAGCAACGGAAATTTTAGTATCTTTTGTATGTGGATTTTCAATAGTAGTTTCTATAGTTGAATTTGGTGTAGTTGTGATTGTAGTTATTGAAGATATTATAGACGCCCTAATTTTTTCTTGCTTATCATTTTCTAAATCAGCTAATCGTTTAATTTCAGCATTATAATTACTACAATTTTTATTATACAGTGGATTTTTATGGCAAGGATCTGGAGACCAAATAGGTCTTACATAACCTGAAAACCCCATGTTATCGCCATATCCTCCGTATACGCTCCAAGAAACGTTGCCCATTGTTAAGCTATTTCTAGATTCTGTAAATAAAAATCGTCCCTTTCTTGAACCTCCAGTGTTATCACCGGATACATACCAATTATCAGAAAATAAGCTAGTTCCTGCGCTGTTTGTTACATTAAAAGTTACATTTCTTGCATTAGCAGTACTGGTTGACCAACATATAATAAATTGAGCAGTGCAATATTCTCCTGCAAAGTATCCAAATCCATAACTATATCCATGTAGTTGAATTCCACCGCCTATGTGAGGCAGTGAATTAGGAATAGAAAAATTATTCCATTGCAAAGGACTTTTAGCATTTTCTATTACAGTGCTAAAACCAGGACAATTAACACTATATGCAGGATTCAGTATACAAGGATCTACACTGTAATTGACTTTGACATAAGCATCTTTGACCTGTGGACCATAACAGTCAGGATTGCAAGCCCAAAATCCTGCGTCCATACCAGTAATACTGAGTTTGGCAGATCCTAATTGGCTGATCGGTTTGGCAGCAAAGTTATAGGTTTCAGCCAGCTGTTGCCAATTGGGGTTGTATGGAGGATTACCGTCACTGACATTTTTAGCTCCAAGATCATGATAAATGGATGTGACCACCGTGCCATTGGGTAAGGTATAGGTAAAAGTAGTGTTTAAGTTGTCTTGTAGTGTGCCGGTTTCACAGGTTAAACCTATTTGATTGGCACATGGAAATCTGTATTTGAATCCATATGCAATACCTGTGGCAAATACAGCACTGGTATTCTGATAACCAAAATTCACAGAATTCAAATTCACTGTTTGATCTATGGTGCCGGACACATAACCAAAAGTATATCCATCAGCACCATATGATCCTGTCATACCAGACACGGTCCAATTACTACCAGAAGTCAATGTAGGATTTTGTACAAGATTACCAGTGACTGCATCAATGCTGTAGCCACTGGGTGTGTTTGGGCTATTATTAACTACTTGTGCTAAAACAAAACCTGGTAATATTGCTATAAACAGTAGTAAATAATTTACTAATTTATTTTTCATCTATGCCAACCTACATGTTTGCGCTCTTTTACTGTCTCAGGTTCGGTTTTATAGTCATAGGCTGGAACCTTTTCTGGGTTTTTATCCCACAAATCACGAGCCTTGTCACCAATTTGTCCTTCATATGGGCAAGGAGTACCTGCTGCCATCATGGCTTCCCATACACGACGGTCTTGGCACATAGTAGCAACTGCTGCAACCTTCATACCCATGTCGTATAGTGTTTTACTAAGTTTTAATCTTTCACAATTTAAATCTCGTTGAGTGCCACCCAAGGCAAATCCTAAAAATTGAGTTTGTGCTGCACCACTAACACCAGTAGTACATAAATCAGTACCACCTCCTGACATCATAGCAGGTGCTATAGCAGTTGGTGGAGGTTGTACAACTCGTTGAGTAATTGTAGTTTCATTAATATTACGATTAGTCATATCACCAGTTTGTATATTAACATTACGATTATCACTTATAGTATTATTAGTATTTTTATTAATGTTACTAGCAGAACTGCTACTAACATTAATATTACGATTAGTCATGTCGCCAGTTTGTATATTATTATTTGTGTTAGTAGTTGTTGCAGTAGATTGATTTATGTTACGATTAGTCATGTCGCCAGTTTGTATATTGTTATTAGTAGTATTACTAACACTTGTACTATTATTGTTGTTATTATAAGTCATAGTGCCAGTATTAACATTATTATTTGTATTAATATTATTGCTAGTACTTGTGCTAGTACTTGTGCTAGTACTTGTGCTAGTATTAATATTGCGATTAGTCATATCTCCAGTATTAATATTATTATTTGTGTTAATACTGGTTGAATTATTATTATTGTTATAATTCACAGTACCTGACATAATATTACGATTAATACTATCAGAGGTGTTTGTAGTTCGATTTATATTAGTTAGTGTACCACTTTGAATATTATTGTTAGTATTAACATTAGTTGAAGTATTGTTATTGTTATAAGTAACCGTACCTGACATAATATTACGATTAGTACTATCAGAGGTGTTTGTAGTTTGATTTATATTAGTTAATGTACCACTTTGAACATTATTGTTAGTATTAACATTAGTGCTAGTACTTATACTAGTTGATGCATTATTATTATTATAAGTCATTGTACCAGTATTTACATTGTTATTATTATATGTAACTGACCCACTCATGTTTGTATTATTGTTGTTAGTTACTGTACCACTTTGAACATTATTATTTGTATTGATATTAGTGCTTGTGCTTGTGCTAGTATTTACATTGTTATTAGTATTAGTACTTGTACTATTTACTGTACTATTATTAATATTATTGCTAGTACTTATACTAGTATTATTAGTTTGTACTGAACTAGTACTGTTAGATGTAGAATTAGTGTCTACTAAACTTTTAGAATCATAGCCACCCTGGTTTATTGGATTAGTTACACTTGTAGTTGTACCACCAGTAGTAGACTGTGTACTAGTATTTTGTGCCCACACACTTGAGGTTGTGAGTACCACTAAAAAGGCTAATATTCTACGCATATTAGTCTCCTTGACAAAAAGCGTATTAATGTGCTAGCACATGTAAACAATGTTCATAGTGTTTTTTGCGATCCTCTAAGCCAATTGTTCCGCCGTTTATGCGTTTTGTAAGGGTAAGTATATCCTGTTTATCAGCCCACTGATTGAGATTGTTTGACTCCCAAAACCAGCAGGCACTTTGTGCAGCACCTTCAAAAGTTTCCATGTACTCCGACGCTTCTTCAGGACTAATCTGTAGGCTAGCAGCAAACCAGCTGTAGTTTTCACGGCCAGTTACTTGTATCAATCCACGACCACAAAAACGCCAGCCATCTCCACTTTCTTCCGGTCCATTACCCATGCGATTGGCATATACACGATTAGCAATTTTTTCTGGTTGTTTTTCATATTGCTGCGCCAATGCATCTGTAGGAAAATACTTGGGAAAAACTTTACGCAAACTTGCCCACTTGTAGTTTAAGTTTTCTTTTATAAAAACAAAATTACCCGATTCATGTGCACACTGTGCTAAAAAGGCAGCTATACGATCTGCTGTATTTATTTCATATTGTGGTAATAATTGTTGTAGGGCAGTATACCAGTAACTAACATACTGGTTTTTTGGAATTATCTTTTTTAGTTGATCTTGTGTAAGTTCCACTACTTCTCCTTTTTCCAGTGGGTGTTATACCACCTTATCCAACTATCATTATTTAACTTGCATAAATGATATAAGTTGTAGTTTTGTTGTATTAGGTCTACAAGCTCTGCCATGCTAACATCCTGCGTATTAGCCAGCTTTAGTTGATCACAAGGCTTAAGCATTGCTGGATCAGCTACTTGTGGCCAAGGTGGGTTAATCTTAAAACTTTGAAGACAACCAGATAATAGTGTGCTAGCTAGTGCTAATAGTAATAATCTCATTGTTTTGCACCCCTAGCAGTATTATTGAGTTTTTCTATGTATAATTCAGGCACAGTTGGACAATTTTTAGCATTGGCCAACACATCCTCCAGCTTTTTATTAGCCAGTTGTTTATCCTTTTCACCTAATGCAGCATATTTATCCTGTTCAGCCTTGGTGAGTGTAGCTAACACATTTTGCACTGTGGCGTCCTTGGATTTTAACACCTCAATAAACCGTTTATTTTGTTGGCGTTCGCGCTCTGCGGAATCTTTAAGTTGTTGCAGTTTAGAATCACGTTCTTGTTTAAGTTGTTCGTTAGCCAATTCTTGCTGCTTGGCTGCGGCTTCTGCCCTAGCAGTCTCCTCAGCCAGCTTCTGTTGCCAGTAGTTGTTATTCCAGTTTGCACCCATAAAAAATACTGTGAGTGCAAATACTGGAATTGTGCTGTAGTGTACAATCTTAGCCTGTGGTATTAGTTGTGCAAAGAATCTTGTCACAAAGAATAGGATTATACAAGCTACGGCTAACAGTGGAAAAAACCAGTTTGGTATAAAGTTTAATAAAAACATTATTGTACGGCCTGAATTAATTCCTCTACAGTTGTGCTAGCTGTAATTGCCAGTTCTTTAGCATTACAGCTAGCAACTATTGCTTGACGATTGCTAGCTATATCACTGGGTATATCTACATTACGTTCAGCTTTTCTAATAACAGTCCAGTCAGTTTGCTGTAATTGCTGATTTGCACTAGCCTTAACACTAGTTATAGCTTGTTGTTTTAATTCGGCCAGATCTTTAGGTGTTGTAGCGTGCACCCAGGTTGCCACATCGTCTACAACTTCAACAGTGCTGCTAACCCAGTAATAACGCTGATCTGGCATGGGCGTATTAACAACTTCTTGCACGCCTAGCTGTGCTAGACGTGTGCTGTCAAGTGCTATTAACCAATTAAACCCATAGTCTACGCCATCAACAAATAATTGCTGGCCAGGTTGTAGTGTATAAACTACTTGATTATTTTTTACAACTGCAAACATTTTTTACCTCGCTAGGCTATATTTAAATGGGTTTTCGGCAAAAGCTGCGTAAACATAAGTTTGACCACTGCTGTTCCAAGTTTGATCGGTTTGTCGTATTTTAAAACCATTGCTAAGAATATCACCAAAATTATAGTTTGTAGCTTCAGCATCAACGGCACTAGGGGATAACCGCTTATTTGCTACGTTAAAAGTATCTCTTGCAGTATCATTGATTTGCCAATTAGTAGCAGCTACACTAGATGCTTTTAATATTATAAATTTGGGTTTGAATCCGCAATAAACAAATGGACCATCTGCACTACCATTACCAGTATAACTACCAATAGAACTGTATCCGGCAACTTCTGCAAAAATATAACCTACCAAAAGTTCACCGTTATTATACCAGGAGGGACCTTGAGAGAATACAGTAGATGTAGGTGTTGTGTTGTTAAATGGTCCAGTTTGAGTCTGTGTGGCAGCTGTACTATTTAACATTAGCCTAACAGTGGCTCCAATTGATGCGTGATATACGTCCCAATTATATACAGCATTTCTACCACGTATAATCATAAATTTTGGAACTGCATTTAATCCATGACCAATTGTAGCTGCACCATTATATGTCCATGTTACAATACTAAATCCAGCTGTGGTATTGGCTCTAACATTACTTTGAATAGATCCGGCAGTATTAGTTACTGTACTAGTTCCAGCATCCCAGTTCCAGGCAACATAAGACCAAGTACTACGATTAGTTTGATCTCCTGTTCCTGATCCTACAGTAGTTGTGAAACCTGTATTAGTAGCTGCGGATACATACCCCCATTGTGGATCAGTTACGCCACCTCCAGTATTATTTTCAGCAGCAGTACTACTAGACGATAATTTAGTGTCGGATGTAAATCCGCGAACAACATCTTGTAAAACATGGTCTTGACCAGAAGCATCTCGACGCTTAATCCATACTAAATCTGGATTGAAATTTAAGGTACTAATTGTTTGCGTACTGCCATTACCTATATAGGTTACGGCATCAAAAGCTGTATTAGATTTAACTATGCTAGGTGTAGGCAAGTTTTGTGTGCACAGTGCCTTATAGCCAGTAGGTGCACTATAGGCAAATGGGCGTTGGCCGAAATTGACCGACTGCGATCTTCCGGCTTGATAGCAGCCAAACTGCGGAAAGACAGTCTTGCCAGCCAACCCCGACGAGAATGCCACTCCTTGAGAGGCACCGTTCTTGTAGAACGTGAGCGTTCCGGCATCCATATCAAGAGCAACGCCCATTACGTCCCCGCCTGCAAACGTAGCCCCGTATGCTGGCTGGGATCCGTTGCCAACCTTGAACGCACGGCCGTCGTAGGTCCAGGAATTTGTGTCACTCCCACCATACGCATTGTTAATTGCGTCTCGAAGTCCGACCCCGAGTTGGAAGAACATATCTCCCGACATTGTAGACTCCCAGTACCACTTGCCTGAAGAGATACCAAATGTTGCTTGTACGTTATTCCACGTTGAATTAGTAGCAGTCGTATCGAGATTGCCGTTTGTGAGCGTAGGAGCCGAACTGCTTAACCAAAGTGGATTTAGTGTACAATAATTCCCCCGCACCTCACCACCTAAACCAGTATCAGTACCATAACTGGTTGGCGTATCTACAAGGCTATCATTGCCAACACCACTAGCTACACTAAAGTTATTTGCCACCCACTGCTTGTGGCCAATGTCTCGTACAGTTGCACTAAATGTGCGAGTTGGTGGAGTAAAAGTACCTGTGTAGCGGGCGAACTTAGTAATGCGTAGGTCTTGCATATGTCCATAAGCATAATCTGGTGTACCACCAGCAGGGTTGTAGCCAATTGTTAGCGGGCACGTTGCATTAAACAAATTTACTGAAGTAGTCGTACTTACTATTGACGTGCCATTAACAAATATTCTTGTTGTACCATTACTGCGGCAAAGAGCAAGATGATACCAAGTATTTACAGACATTCCAGAAGCAGCACTCATTGTTGCAGTTTGGGTTGACCCATTTGTAGACGTGTACCAGTATAAATTTCCAGAAGTAAGATAAAAAAGCCAACTAATATTGCTAGAACTTGGACCCCACATACCTACAAGAGACTGATTATTTCCAGGAGTTCCTGTCAATGCCAATGGGTAATACCATAGTTCAACTGTAAAGTCATTGGTGCTAAATAAAAATGCTTGATTTAATGGAGACGTTAAATAATCCCCGGTCCCATCAAAATACATACTACCCGTAGCATCAGTAATAGATTTTTTAGTGCTAGTTACACTACGGCTATCACCAACTGTTTCTAACACATTTTTACCACTATAGTCCACAACGCCGGCATTGTTGAAGTTTAGTAGGAGTTGTGTGTTTGCTACGGCTTGGGGTGGTTGCATTGGTGGAACAAAGTTGCTGGTGTATAGTGCGGTGCCTTTTAGTATACGAAAACTAGAAACATAACCTGTAAGATAACTTATTGATGTCTGATAGTTTCTACCTATACTTAATGCTGCTGTAGCATTATTTAAATACGTAGATGCTGATGCAGTAGTTGCTATAGAAATACCATTTACATATATGGTTAAATTACTACCAGATCTAACAAAAGCAATATGATTCCACTGAGATACCGGCCATTTTCCTGCTGCTGATGAAATTTCATTTATACCAGCTTTACCAATTGCTACTCTTCCATCTGGATATATATAGCCTGTTGTATATCCGCTACTATTTGTACCTGAGTTTGAAAATATGTTATAGCTAGATGATGCAGCTGTAGGCGTATAGGCCCAGCACTCAATTGTAAAATTTGACCCATCGCCAAAATTCCAATAAGCATTACTAGGAACATCTAAATAATCTGTTGTACCATCAAAATAAGCACTACTGCCATGTGTGCTAGCCAAATAGTTAACACCAGTAGTAAACGTGCGGCCTAGTGGATTAAACTCTGTGCAGCGTGGTGTGTCATTAACAGTAATAGTAAAGTTATTAGTTGAATTATCTATAAACGTATTTGATTGACAGGTGAGAAGTGAAGTGCCTGTTACAGCTGTTAATGGTGCGGTTGGAACACTTAGCGTTGGTAATGTTGGATCATATACTGCTGTGCCTTTAACAATACGCAGATTGCTAATATAACCGCTAAAATATGTAGTACCCCAAGGATCATATCCAATATTAAGAGGTGCCGATGCACTATTAAAAATTGTTATTCCGCTAAAATTGGCAGTATTACGTCTTGTGCCGTCTACAAATAGGGCAAAATTTGAACTACTTCTAACAGCAACTACGTGATGCCATGCGTTATCGCTCAAAGCAGGACCATTACTATCAACAAATAGTGCGGTTGAACCATTAGTAGTATAAACAAAAATTAAAAAATTGCCTCTATCAGTACTACGAGGTCTTAAATCCCAACAAGCAGTTCCTGAACCTTGCCATCTTCCAACTATAGACGGATAATTTGAAGAACTATCTCCGGTATATATCCATCCTTCTATAGTAAAATCCGATGCTGCTAAATCAAATGCAGCATTATAAGCTATTAAAGCAGAATCATTGCTGCCATCAAAAAAGTTACTATAAGTTTTTGTTGTGCTAGCGTGCGATAAAAATGGTGATAGTGGTTGCGTTTGTGGTGTACCAGTAAAAGTAACAGTGAAATTATTGCTACTGTTATCTACAAAACGATTATCTTGGCAAGTTAGTAGTACTGTACCACTAATAGCGGTTAATGGATCTGTTGAAGGAATAAAATTAGAGCTATATACTGCAGCTCCTTTTACAATTCTTAAATTACTAACGTATCTACTACAAGAAGCAACACCACCTCCAATTCTGGCAAGAGTTGGATTAGCATGGCCAAGTGTTGAGCTATTTTGTATAGTTCCTCTAGAAATACCATTTGTATATAGAGTTATTGTAGAGCCGCTTCTAACCATTGCAACATGATTCCATGTATTTGCTGTGATACCAGAAGCAAAAGTTGATGTTGGGACACCACTATTTAAATATATATTATAGTTACCTGACCCATCATAGTTTAAGGCAAGATAAGTTGAACCGCCGCCTGTAACCCAAAGTGATGTGTCTCCGGTACCACTATATATAATAGGATACACCCAGCCTTCTACTGTAAAATTACCGGTAAATTGAAATGTAGTACTTGCAGAAGTTGTAAAACTTGGATAATTTCCACTAATATCTGATTGGTACATTGCCCAACCACTAGTACCAAACGGACTAAAACTACCTTGTGTGACATTTCCACTGCGTGTAATTACTGCGCTATTAGCGCTGTCATCAATAAACCCACTGTTATTAGCACCAACCTTATCAACTAAGGTAAGCAAACTAACTGTACCAGTTATACTGCTAGCAGCTCCGGCACCAGTATGTCCTACTGTGGTAGTTGTTAGTGGACTAGTGCTTGGGGTAAAGGCTCCGGTAAATAGGGCTTGGCCTTTAACTACACGTATGTTGCTTATATACCCTGTGAATTTATTTATTCCGCCAGCGTATGAACCTATTTCTGTTTGATAAGTATAGCCAGAATTAAACGCACTTGTTGTAGTTGCTACAGCTGTTCCATTAACGTATAATGTAATAACATTTGAACTATTTCTAGAAACCGCTATATGTGTCCAAACATTTACGCTAACAGTGCCTCCAGTTAATGAACCTCCATTATAGTAAAATAATAATGCATTATTATTTATAGTTACTAGCCAATTATCTTGATTAAGACTTGCCCATTTACCAATAACTGTATGATAAGTATTTGCTACTGTTGGATAAACCCATGTTTCTATAGTAAATTGACCAGTATCAAAATTAAGTACAGAATTATGTGGTATTGTTAAATATGAACTATTATTAAAATAGGCGCTACCACTAGTAGTATCACTGCTAAAAGGTGTGCGACCGCTGGTAACTACCTCTCCGCTAGCACTAAGTAAATGTGCATTACTACTACGATCACTAAAGCAATTGTAGCCGCTGGTGGCGCTAGGATTACCACTTAGGTGCAGTGTAGTATAGTTGCGCAACTCGTCTACAGTTTGCGCGGTATTGACGCCTAGATTAGCGGTAGTGCTGTTATCAGTAAACGGCAGGTAAAATCCATTTGTGCCATAGCTGCCGGTATAAGCTTTGGGTTTCCATATACCAGTAGTTAGATCAGTTTCGCCAAAGCTGCTAGGTGTTAATTGTTGACCATCTATTAATTGAAAGTCAGCTAAGTAGCCACTTATATAATAACTAGGATTTGCATCT